TTATTTATTGTGCCCGCCAATCATCCCCGCCCTGCGCTGGGCTTGCCCGGCAGGACTCACCGATGAAGCCCGCATGATCGAGGCGTTGCCGAAACGGCTTTTGATCTCGTCGGTAGCCCGCTCGAGCGCCATTTTCTTTTCCCGGTCCGGAAATACGGTCATCTGGTACGTTTCGTCCGCCGTCAGCTCGCTCAACGTTACGCCAACTTTCCGGACCGGCTGCTCGTTCCAATGCTTGGCGAATATTTCGCAAACGACCTCGTACACTTCTTCCGTCAGGTTCGTGTTATGCTGCATCTTCATTTGCCGGTGAAAGCCTGTCGGCTGATCGAAGTCCGCCCCCTGGCAGCCCGCCGAAACAACTTGCCCCATCAGCCCTTTCGAGCGGACCCGCTGGCATACAAGCTCCGACAACTCCAGCAGCACCACCTTTATATCGTCGAGCTTTCGGTAGTCGAACGGCAGCGTCATCATATGGCCGATCGCTTTTTGTTGCGTCTCGAACGTAAAAGGCGATACGGGAGCCTGGTCATGGCCATTCGCAATTCGCCAGAGCACCTCGGCGTTTATGTCGCTGTTCCGGCCGAACTTCCGGCCGAGACGAGCCTTAAACTGCTCGAGCGGAATGCGCGCCAGCTCGCCGATCGTCGTAATGCCCATCTGGTTGAAATGCTGGGTCATGCGAGAGCCGACCATAAACATTTTGTTAATCGGAAGCTGCCACAGGGTATCGGCCAACTCTTCTTTTTTGAGCTCGTAAATGCCGGACTCATTCTTCTTCGCAAAGTTGTCGCAGGCCATTTTTGCAAGTATTTTATTTTCGCCGATCCCGACCCGGGTGCGGACTCTCGTCTCATTCCACACCTGGCTTTGAATAGCCCTTGCAATTTCTGTTGGATCGCCGTAAAGGGCCGTTGAGGCCGAAACGTCCACGAACTGTTCATCTATACTAAAAGGTTCTACCAGATCAGAAAAACGCTCGTATATCTCCGTAATCTGCAGGGAAACGTCGATGTACAACTGCATTCGCGGTTTGATAATCTCCAACTGCGGGCATTTGGCAAGCGATTCGCGGATTGTCTCAGCCGTCGTCACGCCGAACGACTTGGCAATCGGGCACGCGGCGAGTATGATACCCGATCTGCGCTCGGGATCACCGGCCACGACGACCGGTTTCCCTTCTAACTCGGGCCGATGCGCCTTTTCGACGCTGGCATAGAACGATTGGCAGTCCGCCAAAAACACAACCCTTGGTCTGCGGAAAGCACCATTCTTCATGCCCTTCACCCGCCATAGGTAGCCGAATCCGTATCCAGGTTTCCGAGGTAATAGTGCATGAGCAACTCGATCTCACCCTCGAAAGTTCCCCACCGCAGAGTAAGCGAACGGCGCACGCCGCCGACAACGAACCAACTGGTGAAGGAAACCGCATCCCGCCGTTCCTCGACAAGCTCTACCCCGCTCGCCCGAAGCACCCTGGTTAATTTGGCGATATCTCCGTTGATTCGGCGAACAAGCCGCTCGAGCATTGCCGCATATGGGCTGGGGTATTCATAAGTATTACGGCTCATGAAGTTCAGGTTGTCGCATTCCAAATTAGCCCGGACAACAGGCAGGACCATGAGGTTACGGATCAATTGAAGGGTGCCCTGTGATATGCCGGTGTGATAAGCAACGTTTGGTGTGGACATTTCTCCTCCTCCAAATAGGAACATTTGTTCCTATTTTATGCGAACATAGTGTGGAATGCAACAAAAAAAGGGCAACGAGGATATCCCTCCTGCCCTGTAATCCGAAAAAGTATTTGTAATACGTGTTGATACGTGTTATAATATATTTAGGAGGTGAGGGGATGAGGAGTTATTCTTCAAGAGAGGTTATCCAAATACTGAAAGCGAACGGATGGTACTTGGTTCACACCGTCGGCGACCACTTTCAGTACAAGCACCCAACCATAAAAGGAAAGGTGACGATAACCCACCCGGTAAAAGATGTCGCAATACATATCCTAAAGGATACCGAGAAGAAGACGGGGCTGAAATTCTAAGCCCCTTTCCCTTCCTCCCCTCACAAGAGTTTGAACGAAAGGACTGATCGAATGAAAAAGGAATATGCAAAGGAATACTCATTTGTGGCTGTGTTAGACTTCACAGGAAATCAGATCGCAGTATTCTTCCCTGACTTGGATGAGGCTCTGTCTCAGGCAGACTCAGTTGAAGAAGCTCTCCGCAGGGCAAATGAAGTGCTTAAGCTTACAATTGAAAGCCGCATTATGGATGAGGAGGATATTCCAGCAGCGACACCGCTGGATAAAGTGGAACTTCGGGAGGGGCAGCGTACAATCGTGGCGACTTGCACACTGAACGAGAAAATCAAGTACGACAAAAAGACGCTTACGATCCCGCACGATCTAAACGTCGCAGCTGAAGCAGCCGGGTTAAATTTCTCACAAGTCCTGCAAAACGCTTTGCGGGATAAATTGGCCGAAGTTGAATAAAACAAGGGAAGCCGTCTCCCCACCACAGAGACAACGGCTTCCCTAACCACCGACCCGATCGGGCGGCACCTGTATTATAGCAGGCTGTCCTCCAGATCGGCAATACAAGGAGGAAACTGCTTGAACTATAAAAATATTTTTCGTAAGCATATGGAGCCGATGTTGATGCGGCTTATTTATGTTGATCTTGTGGACGGTATCTTGAAAGACGCAGAAATAACGAATAGGCGGAAGCTCCAAGATGCCTGTGGCCGTCAGTTTGAAGGTGGACCGCGAGCCTATTACTGCCCCGAGTGCAGACGCGAGCGTATGCTAAAAGCAAACAGAGAGAGTAAAGCGAGAACTCGCAAGGGTACAACACGCAAATTAGGCAGCATCGATGCTTGTGAACGATGCGGCAAAGATTACAAAATTGCTAGTGCACTTCAACGGTTTTGCCCAGAATGCCGGCCCATCCACAGTGCTGAGCATGACCGCGAAACATGGATCCAGTTTTACCACAAAAACAAGGATCGCATAAACCCTGCACGAAATGATCGGCGACGAATCGAACCTACCCGCGAATGCGTCGTGTGCGATACCGTATTTGAGCATAAAGGAACAACGTCGCTGACATGTTCCCATGATTGCAGCCGGGCTTACATCAACAAAAATTGGAATGAGGTTTATGGGCCAAGATACCGCGAAAAGAAGAACGCGAGGAAAAAAGAGGATTAATCCATAATCCCCCGTCAAGCCACTACGGCCAGATGGGGTTTCATCTTCCCAAACGGGAACAGTTTTTAGCACCGGGGCCGTTCCACTACAACCACTTTTTATTTTAGCTATTTTTAATCTTATCGTTGATTTAGAACAAAATAAAACCGCCCAATTGAAAGAAAGGGCGGATACTTTAAGTATCAGTTCAAACATCTAAATTACATGCCAATAAACATATTTCTGCTGAAAGAAGCCCAGTTCTCTCCTCTAAACCCAGTCATGCCTTCTAAGTTAACAAAACAAGGGAGTACAGTATACATTACACCAGACATTGCATTTACCCTAAATACCATGACGTATCTCATCATGGAATTGTCAGCAGGTGTTATCATTGCCATATCGGGGCGTATCGCGTTCTCTGCTGTTAGTGCATCCTTCATTCCTACGCTCGCGATACCAACAGGACCCATATTACTTCTAATCCAATAATTCGAAACATTTGTTGCTGACGCTAAATCAGTTCTCTTATCATATGTCAATAAAATTTGATTCGAAGCAACCTGTCTTGCCTCCAAAAGAATTGGATGAGGAATCATCTGCCGCTCTGTATGAAAACTTAACATTTTTTACCTCCACATTTAGATGAATTAGTCAATTGACCAATCTCATTTTATGAAGGGTTACTTATTTCAGTTCCATCCCGCAAGCAGTGACAGGCATTTTATGTTGCTGTTCAGCCTTATGTGACAGGTTAGGATCGACATGTGTACGTGCAGCCGTTGATAAAAGCGAAGGTGAAGATCTGGAACTGGACAAAAAAAGGACTCTTGCGGAGTCCTGTATTTGGGAGTTTGTGGTAGCCCCCTCTGGCCTCTAACGGCCGGAGGGGGTTTATGGGAAAGGGGGAATTGCAGGGTACACTTTAAACTATGCAACAGATGATACTAATGAGTGCGCTGATTAATAAAGAAATCCTCTAGAAACGATGACCAGAAGGATGAAGAGAACGAGGATGACTGCAGTGCTGGTAAACAGACCACCACAGCTAAAACCACCAACGCCACCTACTCCGCCAATACCGCTCATGTTTATTCACCACCCATTCCTTTTTAACTACATCCACATTGTATGAGCGAGAATTTATTTGGTTTGGACTGGTGCACGATGCGTATGATTTAGGTGAAATGGAACTCCCCTTACCGCACGATCTAAAGAATGCAAAAAATCCCCGTCAGCCATTCCAGCCAGACGGGGGACATTTTTACTTAGCCTCTCAAAAGAAAAACGGTGTCCCAAAGAAGAATGGGGATTCTCCTATCGCAAGCAAGTCGAAGAGGGCGAGTGAGGTGATCGGGCTGAAAAATGGGGTGAACGCTTTTGTGCTTGCTTTTTTTGAACTGGAATGGAGATAAATTTTATCACGATCAATCTTATGCAAAATGCCTTCCCGGACTTGTCCTTGACGCGTTAAAACGTAAACTTTCTTGCCGACAAGTGTCTTAAGCTTGTTTGTATTGGGCCGCATGTTTATTCACCTCCCTTTTTTTCTTAATTTCTAGCTTATGACTAAAGCTAAATCCCGTTCGGGCAGAATGGCTCATTCTCAACTAGGTTAGCGTTGAAATTTTAAATAGGATAACGGTACCTGAGTTTTAAACATAAAGAAGAGCAGGCTGCTTATAGCACCTCGTCAGCAACCTGCCCGGGGTATTATCTATTAATTTCTGATTTTGTAGACTGTGGTTTATGTAGAAACCCAGTCTTGCAGGTGACGGGGTAATGTCCGGTACAACTCTATTAATATGCAGCAGGCAACAAATTGGAGTGGGCTGATTAGGAAAAAGACCAGGGAATAATCCCTGATCCTTTCGTCGATCGCGAACGGTGACGTAATTAGGGTCTTGTTAATTAAAAAAATCCTCTCGAAATGATTACCAGAAGAATGAAGAGAACGAGGATGATTGCTGTAGTAGTCCCAAAACCACCGCAGCTAAAACCACCAATTCCGCCAACACCACTCATGTTTTTCACCACCCATTTTCCTTTTTAACTACATCCACATCGTATGAGCGAGAATTTATTCGGTTTGGACTGGTACACACGCTGCGTATGATTTTAGGTATTTGTTGAGGTTATAATGATACTCCCCCTTAAGCACGATCTAAAAGAATGCAAATCCCCGTCAGCCACTACGGCCAAACGGGGATCATTGTAATCCTGAAAGGATATGGATCGCATTATCATTATATGCAGTAAGTTCAATTAGGTGTTTGTCTCTATAAAAGAATAAATCCAGAATAATACCCAAAAGTGTGGAAATAATTATGTTGTTTATGACGAAACATTAGGGGGGCAGCTACTTTGAAGAATAAACTAAAAATTCAGCCGAGACAACCTCAGAAATGTAGAGGATGCGTATGGGGGAGCTGGGATGGGATGATTCAGTATTGTCCAAAGTTATCTTGTGTGAGGCGATAATAAGGCGAGCATTCATCATTTTGACTAGGGATAAAAGTTGCAAATCAAAGATAACAATGGGTGTAATTTACTAATTTTATAAAATGAGTTATTATACCTATGACGATAATAGCAAACCTATCGAAAGATTGGGACGCAAAGCCACGAGCCTAAGGGAGACTATGGTAGTCGGGTTGCCGAATGGAATTTTATTTCTCCTTTCGGGCCATAAGAAAGGGGACTTTCTATTTTATGGCTAAAATTCTGCTTGTTGATCATACTTCTGGCATGAGAAAATATGTTCGAGAAATCTTGGAAGGATCTGTTTCGAACCACATTTATATTGAAGCTAGTAACGGGTTAGAGGCTATAAACCAGTATTTGAATCATTCTCCCGATCTCGTTATTATGGAAATAATTTTACCTTATTTAGATGGAATAGAAGCTCTAAAGAAGATATTAGATTTCCACTCCGAAGCTAAGGTCATAATTATTTCTGCATTTTTTACCTCAATTATCGAAAAGGAAGTATTAGAGCTAGGAGCTAGATTCTATCTCAGAAAACCGTTTCAGAACGCAAACATCATCAAATGCGTGCAAATGTTAATTTATGATACACAGTTGAAAGATTTGTCTCACGGGTGAATAGTACGACCAATACTTTCCGGTCAAAATCCACGGGACACACTGCTACAATAAGCATAGGTGATCTAAATGTTTGTTGCTCCTATGCTATTAGAAACGACACAATCCGCGTTTAACAGCCCGGACCATATATTTGAGCCGAAGATCGACGGTCATCGGCTTATTTTGTCACGCCTAGATGGAGGCCCTACGCGGCTATACACGCGCCACAATAACGAATGCACCCGGCAGTACCCGGAGCTTTATGACATCGCGCAGGAGGATATTGTTCTGGACGGCGAGGTCGCTTGCGTGGATCGGGATACCGGCCTAATCGACTTTGAAACAGTAATGGAGCGATTCGTGGCGAGGAAGGCTGATAAGGTACTGCGGCTGTCGGCGGTCCAACCGGCGAATTATATGGTGTTCGATATCCTGCAATACAAGGGCGAAGACTTGCGTGGATGGCCACTCATGCGGCGCAAGGAGCTGCTGGCTGGGCTTGACTTTGGCAATCCCCGGATTAGCATTGTCCCCTACATAGAGCGTGAGGGAGAGCGGTTATTTCAGGAGATCGTTTCTCGCCAGATGGAGGGTGTCGTCGCAAAACGGAAAGAGTCTGTCTATGCGACCGGACAGAGAAGTGCGAGCTGGCAGAAAATCATAAACTGGACGTATGTCGATGTTGTATTGACCGGCTGGCGGAAGGATGAGTTTGGCTGGATCGTTGGTATACAGGAGGGCGAGGGGATCAGGCCCGTCGGGGTTATCGAACTGGGCGTAACGGGACAGCAGCGGAAGGCGTTTTATGGCGCTATCCGGCCATACGTGATCGGAGAAGATCGGCATAACGTGTACGTGCAGCCGCTTATTCGAGCGAAGGTAAAGATCCGGAACTGGACGAAAAAAGGACTCTTAAGGAGCCCTGTGTTTGTGGAGTTCATTTTATAACGAACCAGGTATTAGATCACCTGGGTGCTTTTGCATTTTGGGAAGTTTTCACAACCTAAAAAATAACCCATACTGCTTTTACGGCGAACCATAGGCGCCCCACATTTAGGACATCTCTTTTCCTCTTTTTGCGGCAATTGCTCGGGAACAGTAGATTGTGCAGCTTGCGTATTATTTTGGGGATTCTGTTTCAGGATCAAGTCAATTAGCTGTTCACGTCCAATTAGTTTGACATTGAGTGAATTCGCCAGTTCTCTTGCAGCGTCAGTGTATTTTGAGTTTGTAACAACCCACGCTTCCCCCGCTTTATAATACCCCATCGAGGAATGTGTCTCTTGAACTGCTTTTATACCCACGTTCTTACTGTAACGCTTAGCCTGCACAACTATCTTTTTACCATCTTTTGAAATAACCAAATCGGCTCCGAAGTCCCCAGCGGCTTGAGTCACTTTTACATCGTAGCCATGTGATTTGAAAAGGTGGCCTAGGTAATGTTCAAATTCGCGGCCTTCCATCTTATCGATATCCGCGATTCCCGATTTTTTCAGGCGTTCTGTGTAAGCGACATTTCTCATGATGATTACAGAGATTACGATGCCAAGGAGTGCGCCGCAAGCGACAAATGATATCTTTATAGAGTCAGTTACCTTATAAGTAAGCAAACCCACTCCGAGCATCCCAAATCCCAATAGTCCCTCTAATAAGCTCGCCTCTTTTTTACGTCTTCTACGTCTTGCCATCATCCTACACTCCCGTTCCATATTTTCCTGTCATTAGTATAATCGGCATGGTAGCTGGGAATGTTTAGGTTTTATAAATCTTTTTATAAATTAATCTGAGTCCTTTTATCTATTTACCCCCTTTATTTTCCACTGATACTTAGGCATTGACAAAAAAATATCCAACTTCGCGACTAAATTGTTATAATGTGTATACAATATTATGGAAAAATTGGGGGGCGATCTAAATGAATAAAAAAGGAGTTTTATCCAGGGTTCTTGAAAGAATACCTCTACCTGATGCTATCGATATCATTTATGACAGAATTCCCGGTTGGACTCCGGCAAAGAAGCCGAGAAGAAAAGCAGATGTAAAAGACCAGTTTCTATCGTTGGATACGATAATACCAGATGAAGAAATTGAAGATTTTGTTCAGATGGCAGTTATGAAGAGAAGTGTAGGATTGCCCGTATATACCTATAAAATAAGTAACCTTGATTTTTTAAATGATGTTACTGATGAAAAACTTTCTGAGATATACAATTTTGTTGATCAGCCGTTTAATCCAAACTTTTACACTGTCTCGTGCAATCTAGATGTAAATGATGAAACAAAGTTAACTTTAAACATAAGAATAAAGGAATATACTAGCTCTTGGAAAACATTAGTTAACAATGCTGAGAGCTTGTCAGCAGTCTTTACGAGCAATGTAAAGCTAGATAAAGCGAAAAAGGTAGTATCTGTTTATTCCGGTAATCACCAAGTTCAAGATGTAATTGTTAGATATCTTTCAACAGTACTAAAATGGCCACTTAATTCTTACAGGGTCAAAGAATTCACCAATCAAACATTTCAGTTAGGTAATGCTAGTTTTAAAACTGCAGTTCTGTTAGATCTTATTTATAATCGTCTTCAAAACAAAGGTGTTTCGTCTACATTCAAGGAATTAAAATTTTTTATTGGCGGAAAACGCAAAAAAGACGGAGTACGTGATGTCGCCATCGGTGGGAAAGATCTTTTATATTCACAGTTAGCTTGCGAATATATAACGCTCGGTAGTGATATTATTTCATTTAAAGTCGATGTGGAATTCGCCGGGCAGGAGTTCTCCACGATCTTCCAATTGAAAGGACCCAATAACGATATTTTAAAATTAGTAATTGTAGACACAGACGATGACACCTTAAAAAAAAGTGTTATGGATATAATTCAAGCGGAGTACATCGACATGTGTAACACTGGAATAATGAATATGCCTGAAACTATGAAACTATTAGAATCAATTTTCAATAAATTTCAACAAAAAGATAAACTTCTCACAGAAGTTATTGAGGAAGAATCAATCAATTCTATAGGAATTATTGTTAGTTTGCTAGACAAATTAAGTGATCAAGACGAGGAAGTTATACTGTTGGTTAAAAAATTCGCAAATTGTCATCGAACTATTCTTGACACAATTGGTTATGATGAAAAAAATGATGAGCTTCAAAAATTGTTTGATTTTGTAGGTATTGAATCAGAGAGTATTGACGAAGATAGTTTTAATCCTAACGATTTACAGAATTCTGATCAAGAGATAGAATAAAAATATTATGGCAATGGAGGTGTGGATGGTCGGTGATTTCATGGAAAGAAGACTGCACTTTATTCAAATTTGAAGGCGGCGATTTTCTGGATAAAATTGCCGATCATCATACCAGCACATTTGAGAAAATATCATATAAAAAAATTAATGAAAGTACACTAGAGATAGCGTATTCTTGGATCGACCCTGTTAGAATGAAAGACAAATTAATTGCTCGCGAACAACGAGATGTGAACTTTTGGGTTTTTATAGATGTAGGAGTTTTGTGTTGTTTTTCCAATTCTGAAAGTTCGATAACTTACGCAATAAGCAAATTATCACATATTTATGATTTGGAACTAAATAAAATAAATACATATCAATATTGGAAAGATATCTTCTTAAACAAACATAAAATTCTTTTTGCCGAATTAATTGGGATACATATTAAGAAATACTCAACTGCAGCTGATCACCGTGATATTTCAAAAATTTCTGTAAACAGTATTTCATTGTCAGAAATCGAAGGTTTTATCCGCTCTGATTTATTGACTAGCCTGACTTTCCAATTCAAGTTACAAACTTTTTATTTGGATGCTACATCAGTTTTGTCCTTTCCCGATACATCCAAAGAAAAAATGATTTTTGAAGTAATTGAAAAAATCGTGAAGGATATCTAAAAATAATGGGCAAATGGACTCCATTCTTGATTTTATTAATACCTGTCATCATTTTACTATTTACCGACTTTGACAGGAATTTTAGTAGCGAGCAATATGATGCTCTTAAGGACCAAGTCGAGTTAATAAGTTGGATTTTTGCCGGCATTGTCTCTATCGCCGGTTTTTTTGGGCTTTTTATTAGTTTTACTTTTGAGAATAAATTACTGACAGCTTCTAAAGAATTAAAGCAGTACTATCGTCCTTATGCGTTAAATACTAATGATTTAAGATTATTTTTGAGTAACTACCAGCAACTAACGGCTGGCGATAAACTATTGAAAAACATATTCGGAATATTTCTTTTTGTATCGTGTAGTTCCATACTTGTTTGGGGAACAGCTGTCGGATTTTATACAAAATATAAGGTATCCTTTAAACTAGATTTTTCTATCGAATCTCTTTTGGTTTTTGGAATCTATCTACTTTTTTTCCTACTTGGTGGAATATTGATATATGTCACAATCGCTATTAATTTTATTAGACATCAAAGGGACCCGCTTGAAAAAGGTTATATGCCTGATATTAAATCTATATGCGACATAAACTACTTGTCTAATAAAGCCGAAGTCGATATAGATGAGTTACTTTTTAAATTATCCCCTTCTTTAGAATTCTATAAAAATCCACCGGACGATAAGCCAAAATATGAAGCTTATTTTCACCTACCAATTAAAATGGACAATTTTAGATTTACAATGAAATTAATATCGAATACAGAAGGAAAAGAAATAACCCTAAGATGTTTCGGTGTATTTAATAAAATGGATATTATTGGGGAAAAAGTCACGCCGATTCTTGATAATAATTTAAGTGAACGATACTATAATGCTTTAAAGAATAATACAGTTTCTGGAGAAATGAAATTATATAATCTTGATAACAAAGTTATATCAAGATACAGCTTAATAAGATCTAACGAAACATCACAAAGTTATAAATTTATACTGGACAAAGTCATTCGTTATCCAGAAAAAATTGATATTGATAAGGGGCTTTTGTTAAAATCACTCAATAATCAAGTCGAATATCGAATAGAGTGTGATGAAATAGTATAGTTGACATTTTCCCGCCAGCCAAACTGGCGGGTTTATTATTTATAATTCCATAATTCTACAACAACATGCTATTTACGATAATCAAGTTATTGGCAACTTCAAGCTCGGATCGGGTAAGCTTCCCTATGAACGCTTTTTCTACAAAATGATAGTCGCCGAGCACTCCTCCTTTATATGCCTTCTCGAGTGATCCGGCAAGTGCTGCCCATCCCGTGGTAGTCAGTATCAGTTCGTTCATAACGTCATCCCCCATTTCTTCTTGTTCGGCAGCCTGCCGTAGCGACCATCCGCAGTTATCGCCGTATCCCTCGTCCATGTCGACGCTGATCCCATTCACCGTAATGTCATTTTGGTACTGGTAAATGTGGATTCCGTCCGCCTTACGGCCCCGACTCCATGCGTAGGTTTGCCAAAAACGGGAACATGCCTCGGCAGCTCTTACCGCTTCGACAACAGCATATGAGCCATATACGCCCGTTGAATAGCCCGGCGTCGCCAAGCTGCACCCGTGGATATAATCGATCACCTTGTCCATCTGCGCAGCCGTGGCGTCGAAGTCCACGGCGAAGTATATCGTGCTGCCCTCCGGCTGGCCGACAGCAGCGGCCACGGCGAGCGCCGCCTTGCCATCCGCAATCCCCGCAGCATATCCGCCGAGTGCCCGGTCCGCGGTCGTCTCATACACGCTGACGATCTCGAGTCCGGCCTCGCTGATCAGCTCCGCCTCCTCCCGCGTCAGCCGCTTCCATCCGGATGGGACCAGATACCGGCAGACGAATGCATGTCCATCCGCTCGAAAGGCTGCTGCGGTCGTTTCGGTGAGCGACGTGGCGCAGTCAAATCCCTTTACCATCGTTGCCCGCCCCCCTCTCAGCCTTACGCTGCAGCGCGCGGTTTACCTTCGCCTCCATCTCGCTGCCGACCCATTCGATTACTTTTTCGAGTAGCGCGATCGGCAGCCATTGCGCCCAGCCTGCGCGTACGGCATTGGCCGTCATACTTTTTAGCGTATGGTACAGCAGGCCGAATGCGAAGATGCCGAAAAATATCCCCGGAAGTCCAGTTACCATATCCAGCATGTGACCACCAGCTGGAAGCATCACCATAAAAAACGTACGGAATATGCCGTCAATCCCATATTTGGATGCGTAAGTCTTGTCCTTTTTCGCTGCGCTCGATCCGCTCATCCAGTCCATCACTATGAAAAAGCTAAGCGCAGCCATCGTATAAAGAACCGGTATTCCTGCACCGTACAAAAACTCAAAAACCGGGAGCAATATGCCCCCGGCCACAGCCGAAACTACTTTCCCTGTCTGTTCCATCCCATTCCCCGTTTCTGCCCCTGTGGGCATAAAAATCCCCCGATCGGCTCGGGGCGTGGTTTATGCTGTACCATTTATAACGTCGGTGACAACCGTTTTCAGGTTGTACAGGTTAGGCACCTGCTCCAGCGTATACGCGCCCGCCATTACGAGCGATACCCATACTTTGACCAATCCGCTATCTTTCGCAAATACCACTTCGCTTCAACCCCTTTTATTGTGTTGGCATGCTCATAAGCATTGTCAGCTCGGCAACGGCTTGTTTCAGGTCTGCTACTTCCTCGCTGAGCGGCGGACGAAATTCCGGCTCGGGGTTCCCCTCCGGATCGCGATACTGGAACTCCAGCGCAGGCTCATCGCCGCTCAAATCGACGCGATAGCTGCTGGCCTCGGCAAAGTCTTGCGTATACTGGCCGTATTCGAGTTGGATCATGCCGACTGTATCCGGCACGCGCTCCGCGAGCGATACATACGCGGCAAAGTCCTGCTCGACCGTTGTTTCGACGACGCTACCGGACCGCTCGCCGGTATCGACAACCACGTCACCCGTAGCTCTGTCATAATAGATTCTGCGTCCGATTTGCATACCTTCGATCTCTCCTTTCTTACTTGCCCCACACATACCAGCCAACTTGAATACCTGCGTTTACGGGGAGTTGGAACCCGTTATTATTTACGTAGCCTTCTCCACCACCATGACCCAGTCTATAACCCGCGCCAACAGCGGTCACTCCGAAGATTGCACAGTCTGGCTGCGGATTTTGCGTGAACGCAAACGTCCTGTTATCGAACCATATTGTATAAGAGTTTATGTTTTGTATCAGAATTAGATCTATTCCTGCGGGGAAGTTTAGACCGCCTACGGTGGCCTTATAAATAGATACAGTATTCATGCCATTTGTGTAATAAAAAATAGCTGATGTTGTATTTACAGACCCGGACGCATAAGGCCTACCAACAACGATTGTGCTGATCTTATCCGCCAATTGTGTAAATGTATCGCTGCCGCTCGCAGGTACGCCTTTGCCAGTAATCGCGGCAGCGATTGCGGATTTACCGTTACTGGCAGACGTAAAAAGCTCGTTGATCGCGGAGACGATGTTACTTTTGTTGCTTGTAATAAGCGATGAGAGTGTTCCGACCTCTCCGGATAAATCTCTACCACGTACCACGTCGGCATCCAACCCACTGCCAGTACCATCGACAGTTTTGACCTTTGCCAGCACATCCGCTGCCGTGTAGTACGCGGCTGGCAATGCCGCCGCCGCCAAATCGTACGCCGCTTTAACCGCGCTCGGCGTCGAAGCTCTGTCTGCTGCGGTGCTGGACGTACTGGTACTTAATATGGTGTGTCCGTATTGCACTGTCGATGCTACTACTCCTGCGTGATTGTTGAGGTTGGATTGCACCCCTGCGGCCGCCGCACTAGCGTTATTGGCCGCGCCCTGTGCCGCAGCTACTGCATTGCTGAGCGCATCTGTCTCAGCCTTGCGCGCTACATCGTCATTGGCGAAAGGAGCAGCGGCTTTAATGCGGCCGTTTGGATCGCGCAGCGCCAACGTGTTTGCCGTGGCAGCAGACGCTGCTGGCAAATTGGCAAGGGGCACTTTGGCACTGTTGTCCAGAGGCGCGACGCCGCTTGCAGCTCCTTTTTCCGTCGTTGGTATATAGACGGACGAAGGTACGACTACTGTAACATTCGCAGCGTTACCGACCGTCGTGTTGATCTCGAACACCCGCGAGAACGGACCGGCTGAGATTGCCGGGAAAGTATCACCTTGTGCCCCGGCATTGGCGTAAGCATATAAAATTTCGCCGTCCTGCGGGTCTTGTGCAAACAGCCCTATCTCGCAGGTGTAGGTCGATGCCGACAAACCCGTATTTTCGAACACGCCACGTATTTGAGACGTCGTGCCGCTCCGCGTATTAGAGTTGATTGAAAAGTAGGAAATGGGGTTAAGTAAGGCCGAAAAATTTTTCGGATCTTGTCCGACTGCCAATTGCCCGCTGCCGATTTGCATACGTGTAAATTGCAACGTTACTCCTGTTTGAGCTTTCGCATAAAGCGTCAGTCCTCTATTGGTTATGATCGCTTGTCCGTAGACTGCCATAGGATCACCCCTTTGAATAGAAAGTTTCTGTCAAGTTGGATTAACGGTCGTAATGCTCTGAATGTCATACCCACCTATGACTGCGGCTATATAATCGGACCTCTCTATCGAGGTCGATCCAGTAATGGTAACCCCAACCCCCATTGGCTTCGGGACGATCAGGCCAGCCGTAACAAGCTCTGTTAAAACTGGGCCGAACGATCCGCTAACGATGACATCCATCGTCATATTTTGGTTATCGATGATTTGCAAAGGGATGTCTGGGAAAAGGGTATCCCAGATTTGATAAATTTGCGGAATCGTCCCATTCCAACTGTTTTGAGCGATTTTGGCCTTGAGTATGCTCCGGTAGTCCTCATCGTCGAGCCTAGATGATCCGGTCGATAATTGGAATCCAAGTGCTCGTGATCGCCCGACCTGTTCCCCGATGATGTCAAGCTGTACACCAGCAGCGTTGTCCAAATCAAATGCGAATGATATGTCTTCGCTGGCCGCCTTGCAATCATCCAAAAGCGTAAGACTCCGCTCCAGCCAAGCCATAAAGTTTACTTGCACACGATGCTGGGAGGTTACGAGGTCCAGGTATTCCGTGTACGCTGGGGAAAGGCTGTCCGAGAAATCAGTCAGTTGCATCAGGCCAAGCGTGTCCAAGATGTCGCCGCCCCAGTACCCGTACCAGGTCTTATTCGCGGGATCCGGACTCCATGTCCCCTCGACCTCACTCGAAAAATCGACTACCGGGACCCTGAAATGTTGCAAATAATCGGTACATCGATCCAGTAGCCTGCCGATCAACCGTTTATGAGTGGTCGATAGATACGTCGATTTCATGCCGTATATTAATGACCGCATAAAATTGGTGATCATATGAGGGTCTCTTTGATCATGGTAGGGCGCCTTATCTTTTTCGAAGGCAGTCGGAAAAGAGTTGTAGGTATCTCCCCACAATTTATCAACCGCGGTAACAAAATCGATAAAGATCGTATAAGCACGCCTATTCGACGGGTCTGTGTCAAGCACCCTAGCCACGTCGCTTATGGTCCTGTACTGAAACCCTCCCCATGTAGGTTGGGTATCCCATCCGAACGTGTTCGGCTCGTGATCCTTGTGGTCATCCCGGTAATCCCACCAAAATATAGGCGCGAAAAAACCCTTAGTGCCTGTGCTCTCTTCGTAGGCAGTCTGAGAATCCCTCAAAAACTGCAAATTTGTGTCTACTGGCACATTTTTATTTGCGTAGATTCCTCGCTGATATATCCAAGGGGCCTGATATCCGGTGTAGACCGCTCCCCGCAAGTCAGACAACGCATAATTGATATAATGCATGTCAAACGGCAGGATATAGGGCACATACGGCATAGGCACTCTCGGCGGCACTGGCCGGATATACTCTAGCCCAATCTGTAGTGCTGCCTGCTTGGAGTACCCGAAAGAGATTGCTGAGTAGTATTCTTTGTTCATGAGCACTTTCGTGCCTACATACTCTACGCTTATCTCGGTTACAACATCGACAGCATCAAGCAGCATGGATTGATAGTCCCCCGCAGCGAAGGCAGTTCCTCCGGTAAACATGGACTCGGTCAAATTCACGGTAACATACTCCCCGCTGGTTCCGGGCAGCTCACATGTCCATCTCACCCCGTCAGCATCGTTAATAAGAAAATTAACGGCGCTATCTGTTTTGTACCGAATGGAGAAGGGGAGCTTTCTGCTCCAAATGGAGAACATAAACTGTGACCAACCATACCAGCCCCCTTCGTCTCCTCTCGTGAGCTTGATATCTGTCACGCGAATGGTCTTGGTGTCTATCTCATCCAATACATCCGTGAATTCGACGGAGCTATTCGCGCTTGCAATAGCTCCGCCGTTGCTTGTCTGATCATAATGTGATCCCCAAAAGATGCCATCTGCCTTGTAAAAATCATCTTTATGAAACTGGATCGAGTCCGTGTTTGTGATCCCTCTGCCTGGAGTCCAAAACTCGGTGACCCAACGCTTATCCGGATCATACCCGGCGTCCTCATCAATGGATAAGCGAACCTTTTGAATTTTATCGCTCCCCAGCTTTAACTCGATCCATTGATCCTCATTTAGATCGATCCGAGTCCCCACCCAAGTACCGAACAAAGCTTCGTCATCGCCGGCGGACTCCGCGTAATTGATGATGATTAATCCGCCACTATTGATATAGGTTTCTGATGGCGTTCTGACGGAGTACCGGGTCACTCCATCCTTCAAGACCTCTTCTCCGACCTTGCCCGGCTTGACGTAAAACCAAGCATTGGAGACGCCGGATACCACTTGGACAGATACCTTCGTCGACTCCACAGCCCTCAGCCATTTTTCATCGCCCTCGATGTCGTACCACATCTGAAACACGTCCAGAGCCCATGCCAAAGCATCCACAGCGCACGCAATCTCGCCCGGGTCCAATGGCCGCCATACCGGGAACGCTTCGCATTTTTCGCCCACATTTACAACCCTGCCGGTTTCGGACGAATAGACCACCAAAGCATCGCCGGTATAGTTTGTTTTGAGGTAGATGGTGGCCTCGCTGTTACCATAATTAACATCTGTGTGATCAATCTCGTACTCTGTCCCCACAACAGGCGCCGCCGGCGACCAGGTATATTCGAGCGTTGCGTCCGTAGCGCGCACCGAGTATATTCGGAATACTTTCTCGTAAGTAACAGTCGCCACACCGTTAACAAAAGTCGCTACGCCATCGACAGCGTACTCCCTAGATATAAACGGAGCAGTTACGTTTACCAACCAGTGGGGGACCCAACTCCCATCCGGCTCGCTCGGAATAACCGGGGTTGGATAGTAGTAGTTTAATAAGGCGTCCATTAGAAACCTCGCCTTATTGAGCCATTTTGCCTCTTTGGATGCCATATAGTTTCGTAGCAGCCCTCTAATGACCAGCAGCTGCGCTTCGGATGTCCCGGTAGTTGGTGGGGTATACGATGTTATCGGGCTATCTATAACAAAAGAGCCGCCGACAAGCCCGAGAGTGTTGATGGCCATATTGCCTACATCTTTTGTGTTGTACTCCAAATAGGCGTAGTAATCATCCGCCCATTTTTTAAATGTCGATTTCGCCTTGAACATATAACCAGCTCCTACGAAACATTGACAACGATGTTCGCCACGTTGCCGCGTGTCACTTCGTTGTATGCAATAGCGATATCAATCGTGCCCAGGGGTTGACCATGCCGTGCCGCGGTGACGCCGGTAATCGAAAAAGTCGGCTTATTGGGTACGCTGTTGGCCGACAGAGCTGCCCCCCAAAGACTCGAGAGAGTGAGGCTGTCGCCTATCGTCAGGCTATTAATGAAAGCGACGATTGCGCTTTTGATGTCGGTTGTCGTCTGCGTCGTGTAGCCGGAAAGCTGCTTCAGATTGATCGTTACATCAATATCAACGTAGGCCGGCCGGGAGAAGCGGATCACCGCGGCAACCCCGTACAGGTCCGTGATCTGCACGGGTACATTCCCGTTTGTATAGCAACCCAGTCCTTTTTTGTTGTAAATGGCCTGGGCGATGGCATCGTCGCTCCCGCCCTCAACGACTGCAGATATAGAGTGAGGCGGCAATCCATTTGCATCGGTCACATTCTTGTCGTTTTCGTAGACCACGGACCGCTGAACACCGCTAACGGCTGCAATCGCTCCTTTGACACCCTCCAGCACCGTCTGACTGGACTGCGCGGTAGAAATCGCTTGCCTTGACCGCAGCTGCGCGTCGGTCTCCGCGTATGCCCCCGTTACTGCCGTCCCAGGATTGGTCACCGCCGTCCAGCCAAATGTCGGAGTAGTGATTTTGTTAATCTCGCCAACATTTGCTGTTATCGGCCCCGGCGACTTACACGTAGCGAGCGCCGTCGCTTGCCCGCTGCTGCCGATCGATATTGGGGTCGTCAATGTCCACTCGTAGCCGTTAATATCCGCGACCACGCCGCCCGTAATAATCGTGCCCACCGATCCCGTCAGCGTTACGTAGCATGTCGAGTAGGCGGCGGGCAGGCGCTTAATGCCGTTAATTTTGACAATGATGTCCAAGGCGCTCCCAATGGCGGTAGACGGGCCGCGCGCGTTATAAACGGCCTGACTCGTTAAAAATGAGTCGTATACGATGTTTGCCACGACGGATATCCATTGATAATCCTGGCTGTCGCTCTCGAGATAGATGTCTTGCCCGAAGATCGATCGGGCATCGGAGAGTAACTGATCTCGCACATCGGTATACGATGGGATGTGCAGGCCGCTGGCGTCTATATATGGAGCAAAATACATCAGATAATCACCTCTTGTGGAATCACCTTCTCTTGCAGCGATAAAGCTCCGTAAACCGTGTCGACCTCGCATGCAAACTGATAAGCCCTGTTTTTGTACGAGCTTTGCAAATTTTTAATACGGATCACGCCTGTTGTTTGCAACATAACGTCCTGAACCAACAGGTCAGCTGCCCGCACGCTATCCGGCACTCCTGGCTGTCCGAGAATGCGCTGAAAGAGAGGCAAACCCTTTTCCGTGTCCTCCCACCACTCCCCTTGCAATAACAGCAGATTGGTCCGGATCGCCTGAGCGACGGCGTCGATGTCCGACACAAAATTTTGCTCGCGGCGCCCAAAAGTATAATCGCCATTGGTCAATTTCCGGTACCGCATGCGACGCCATCCTCCTTCATGGATTAATCACTTGCCCATTGATGCGTACAGTCGGAGCGTTGATATCGATCGCCACCGGGCCTAAGCTAATGGATACACTCCCGTCCTCGCTACGCAATTGAGCCGCCGTTGTCGAGTAATTCGCAACGACTCTCGGCTGACTCCATGCTCCCATGATCGCTAATCCGTCGGACAAGTCATGCCGGCGCCGCTCGATCTGGTTTTGCACTCCGCCGCTGGAAAACCATGCGTCAATGCACATATCCGCAAATACGACGAGGCACTCATCACCCGGACGTACCGGCATGGTCAGCACAAATCCGCCGGCGCGCGGCAGAACAACAGGAACATCGAGCAGCAGGGGGATGTCCACCCAATGCTGCTGCAGCTCGCCGTCGATGATGCGCTCACGGATCGCGACCTGAACACTCGCCGTTTGTGATAAAGGATTAAAGTCATGAATAATGCCCGGGACAGCCACGCGCATGCCCGATGCGAAGCTGTTCAGCATCCGCTGGTACATCTCATCCGACGTGCTTGAGTCGGCCAGACGCTGACTAATCGGTATCGCCACTGGCGCCCCTCCTCAATATGGGTTTTGTCCGGCAGAGGTCATCATGCTTGGTATAATGCCGGCTTGTGTCACGGCCTCGCACTCGCAGTACCAGTTGTCGCCGCGCGTATCGCCACTGTACGTTACCTTGATGACTCGGTATATGCCCGATTCGTCCAACGCGCGGAAGGGCTGCCCGGTCTGCACCGCCTGCGCTCGAATCAGGCTGTTGTCGATACGTACGAGAGTGTTAATCTTGATGCGCGGATTGATCAGACATTTAAACGTCAGGCCCTGATCGTTTTGCGCCGGGTTACCGATGAGCCCCGATTCCGGCGACAGTTCCGTGATCTCGCCTTCCGGCAGGTCGGTCATTCGGACGATGTTAACTTTCCCGTCCTCGACGTAAAATGACGCTTCCTGCGACTGCGCGAGCTGCCGAAGGTAATCTTTTGCCAAACCAAATATGACCTTTCCTCGGGACAACTCCTGTGAGGTAAACCCCTCCGAGATGCTGCCGAGTTGGGCCGGTATTTTAGCCTGATTGACGACATTATCGACGATCTGCCGGGCCGATTGGCCTTTAAGGACGGAAAAACCGACAAAACCCTGATTCAAAAAACGGTCCCCGTCCATACTGAACAACGTAAGACGGTAAGTGACGCCATCCTCTTTATCTCGGACCGCGAGGACGACATCGCCGTCAAAGATAAGTCCGTACTGATCGCCCTCATAGCCGGCTTCCACAACGATCCGGTTGCCCTCCTGTATAATCGAGTTTTCGGTGTCGGGCGCCAGATTGTACAGGACGATCTCCGAAAAATTTGGCTGCTGAAGGATTGTCTTCTGGATCTGGAATGTGCAGCGCAGCTGTGATACATCCAGTGCAACCCCGTCAGGCCTGCTGACGATGATCCGATATCGCCGTCCATAGAGGACATCGCCCCTCTGTTGCGAGCCTTCGACAACTCCGTAGTTGGTTGTGGGTATATTTACATTCGCATATTGCGCATTCCATGCAGCGGTTGTCGTGTCTAACCCCGGAGTCGTTACCGTAGGCGGTAAACTTGTTGCCTCTACGGATTTACCCGCATACTTAAGCCAAATGTTATATCGCCTTTGATAATCGCTGTCTGGTATAGCCGGACCGACATACTGGAGCGAAAATTGCCGGAAATCCTGATTCGCGGACCGCCAAACCTTTTTGATGACGAATACGGCGACCGCCATCGAAAATCCGTCATTTCCTAGCACCAGCTGCTGCTTTCCCTCCAGTGTCGCCGGGACATCGACGCGAAACTTTTGCGCAGCGTATGCAAAAGCGTCAGCGTGCCATCTTGGCCATACTTGGCCGTACCCCATTGCGTTGCCGTTGTCGCCCAGAATATTGCGGCCGCTCGTTTCCGCATCGATTGTTGCCATCGCGATCCTGATATCTGCCCCTTGACTACGTGCCTCTGTAGTCGCCAGCGCTTGCCAATTGCTAGACATTACTCCATCACCTCACTGTATCGGTCCAGACGAGGACGAAGTCCGTCCCAAGGTTATCTATCGTCGGGATACCCTCGACAGTGACACTCACGGGCACAACGGCCGCGCTGCCGATGCCAAGATACGTGTACTGTCCGAGGATATCCGCTGCGGGATACTTCCCCGTCACAAGCGGCACAGCATCGATCAGTAGCTGTTTGGATCGGGTATCCGTGACCGATATGAACCAATATTGCCCCTGGCCGTTCCATGTAAAGGTAAATCCCAACGTGATATTTCTGTCATCTACCGGCAGAGTACACATGAAGATTTGATTTTTGCCAGGTATGATTGGAATTATTTTGGTTGCCAATGATGTCGCCCCTCCTAACGTCCAAACATTTCCTTCAGTATGGTTTGATTTGGCGTTGTAGGCTCAGGCGATCCGCGCTGTGATGTGTCCGTAACGATCGGCCGCGCACTTATCTTTACAGTTGTTACTTGAGCAACGATAAGTTCTCGGAAAGTGACAGTGCATTGGAGTCCGTTTAGCGTCTTGTAATCGTCCGGAGCGGTAAGGACCTCCACCAGCATGTTTGGATATAACCCTAGCCTGGTATGCACCTGTATAGGCACCCGTAGGCGCTGCAACTCCTTAAGTACGTTAAAAGCCTGTACTGATCGGGAGTACGTCCCCCCAAACTGTCCAGGCACCATGCTCGTATTCACATTGCTCATCGCCACGTCCATAGAGAGCTCGCGCGGCTGCAAAAAGGCGTGATCAGATACGGCCGCGCCGGTTTGTACCGGGTGCTCCGTAATCGTCAGACGGCTGGTGTGGTCCATCCGGATGTAGGCATCAAAAAACCATCCACCAATATTGGTTTTTGTATAAACCAGTTGGCTGATATCAGGATCATTGAGATCGAGAATCGGGTCCATTTACTGGATCACCCCACTCCTATTCCGACTGTTATACAGTGCGTTGAATTTACTATCTACCGCCTCCGCAGTGGCTTTTGGATCAGTCCCGTAAAAGTGATTGGTCTGATTGAGTTCAACGTTCTGTGTTGTCGTGTTTTGCGTTGTTGGGTTTACGTAAGATGGAGTACCGAACAGCCTTCCTGCGGTGATTTTACCGTAATCTGCGAAAGTTGTATCACCAGTGAAGTACCCCGTAAACATGCTTTTAAATGCAGTGCCTAACTTTCCCCAGACACTCTTTCCCTGGTTCTTTGGCTCAAGCCTTTCCGCCGCATCTTTCCCTTCTGCCTGAAGCTTCTCTCCCAAAGTTCCTCCAAACATGGCCGATATGTGGTCAATGTATCCTGAAATCGCCTCCAGTAAGTCAGATATCACTCGTAAGGAGACGATGATCACATCTTGAAGGAAGGTGCCGATCCCCCCTAAAATAGTTCTTACAGACTCCAGTTCCAATGCGTTCTTAATAAACCCTGTCATATTTTTGTCCAATTCGGAGACCGACGTTATAACGTCGGTTACGCTTTTTCGCAAGCCCTCAATGACGCCTTTGTCTTCCATTTTGTCGTAGAGTTCATTTAGCCAACGTTTCGTACCACTGAACGCCTCTGATAATATGTCGCCAACATTAGACATTGTTTCCTTATAGTTATCAATAGCCCCTTTGTCGACTAAATCCTTATAGAACTGCTTTACGCCCTCTTTTGCTTTATCGATCCCTACCGATAGTCCTTCCATTGCTCCCTTGAAGCGCTCCTTGATCGATTCGGTTATACCTTCACCGTTGAGCATTTGGAAGAAATCAATGAGTTTTTGCCACACTGGGCCGAGTGCGGCATCTTTACCATCGATGTACCCATAAAAATCATCAAGCAACAGCAGCACTCCAATAAGTGCTGCTACGAAAATCCCTATTGGTCCGGTCGAAAGAATGACAGCAAGCCCAGCCACAGCCGCTCCAATGATCTTTACGTTATCCGGTATCGCTTTCCCCAATTGAGCAAATAGCCGGATCACGTCTTTGATTGTGCGAAATGCCGCAACCCCCATCCGACTGAACCAACTCATAACCTGAGCAATGACCTTTGTCCATGATGGCATTTCTTTAAAAATTACGTCGTTCATCTCAGATAAGGTCGCCTTAATGCTTCGGATCGGAGTCTCCATGTACTTGATGAAATAGTATCCGATCCATTGTAGGGCATAAGTGGCGCCGAGTTTCATCCGCGCAAACTCGAACTGGACCGATCGGATGAGCTTCATCTGCTCTCCAAACTCTTCAGGCACTTGCAAGCTTTGAGCCTCCCGGTTGAGCTGCTGGAAGTTGCGCATCAGTTCCGGGCTCAGATACAGATCGTCGAGTGTAGCACCAAGCGCCTTAAGCGAATTATTAAACGCTGCCGCGTTATCCTTCGATGTCCACATTTGCCGAGCAAGCTTTTCGTTTTCCAAATCTGCTTTTGCTAACTCGCCGATAAACTTTGCGATGCCAACATTCGCAGCGACAACAAAACTAGCAATGGCCGCCGCAGCTGAAGCGAAATGTTTAATAGTCCTCCCTGCGAACCCAGCAATAGTTTTCCCTGTATCCCCGATAGCTTTGGTTGCATTCTGGTATGAGGACTTATCCACCGCGAACCCTAGAGATACGAGGTAGCTTTTAATTGTCTCAATCATGCCGAGGGATCTCCCCTTTCAAAACAAAAAAACCACCCGTTTCGGTGGCCCTGAGACGATCTATTCTTTTTGTTTATTATTCATCATACCGTGGTTTTCCGACTTTCGGCGCTTATCTTTTTTCATTACCTCAGCAATAACTGCCCAAATTATAAGGACCACAATCAAGGCTTTTGCTCCGGGGATAAAAGCCAGAGCAAATGTCATCCCGATGACTCCGCCAAGAATTTGTGGAAAAAGAATGATAAGTAATAGGATCGCTCCAGCGCCAGCCAAATACTTCATATCAATCCCCCCCAACAACTTTATACCACATTTTGGGATAGGTTGCATTCAGTTCTTTCTTCGGGAAGCTTCGAACGCTCTCTCTTCATTTTCCCTTCTTACTTGCAGGATCTCGTGTGCATCGAGCAGATCATCAAGATCAAATACGCCTTCGACCAAATCCCGATGCAACCAAAACCCTGCAACAACCGGCGCGTAGACAAAAGCGTTGACGTTGACTAGCTCTGCAGGGATGTACCCTTCAGCCCCCCGAGGAACGATGCCAAGGGGCTTCCTTGAAAAAAACCTTTGAGGTTAAAGATCAGTGTATGGGCAGTCAGTGCAAGGACAGTGATCGTGTCGTCCTCCAGATCCATGACCCCGAACGCACCTTGTTTATTCAGCACCTGCGCCGGTCCGGCCGGAAGCAACTCTTCGCATACCTGCAAACATTTTTCCTGCACATAAGAAAAGTCCTTTTCGGACAACTCGCCGAGCCCTGACAGCATGCTGGATATATTAACGGTTTTAAGGAAGCTGGCAGCGCTGGCTTCATCCGTAAGTTTGGTCAAATCGACTCCGCCAAAAAGCGGAGCCAGCAATCCTGTTACCTTGAATAGCATAAACGATCCAGTCATAGCGTCGAATTTTTTGACTCGGAATTTGCGACCGTTTATTTCGACATCCTGATGTTTAATTTTGGGCTGCATCGCGCAATCCTCCTTCGATTCTTTGATTACACCACATTCTGCTGTATGTCGGCAGCCATGAGGGTCCAAGTGACTTGTTGCCCTTGAGCCTGATACTGCCGATCAGGTAGCTTTTGAAAGCTCACGCCCGTGAGGGCGATGTGATCCTGCATACGGGGTGCCCGGATGAGGATGCTGGTACTGGCCCATTGGCTCGTAGGAGCTGTCTCGAGGTAGTTATACAGCCGGATGAGCCATTGGTTGAGATCGGATGTTTGCTGCGCAGCGATGGATGTGTTCCCGTTTCTTCCCGGGATCTTACTTACCATAACCGAACCATCAGCAGATACATCATGAGCGGTACGATCTGTGGTCATGGCTATTGAAATGCTGCCGATACCCGTACCGCTTGCAACGAACTGCCCTACGGCCGGATTGCTGATGGTCATGGTTACATCTTCGAAGCTGTAAGTTGTGTAACTCAAACTAATCCCTCCTTATCGGTTGACGACCACGCCAATAACAACGTGCTCGATCGCTCCGGCCATTTTGATTGGCACATAAATAGGCGGCGACTTGCGCGCGTCTCGGTCCGTTTGAGATTGCGAGGCAATGGTCTCTGCAAGCACCAGGTACCCGGTTGAGAGAGCATCGCCTGTCCTCAAGTTCAGGATCGGCGGTGCGTTCCAAATCCCTGGAGCAATAACGCCACGGTTACGGGCATTTTCGCAAGGTGCCGTGATCGCGCTGACCAGCAGGCTGACGCCGTCTTCCGTTTGCGGTATTTTTGGTCCTTGACGCAGTGCATTGATGACTGCCGTCTGGATCTCATTTGTCAAGATGTCCAGATTGAGCACCTCGTCGAAGCTAACACCATCCGCCATCGTCCCCTGCACAAGGAGGTTATACGTGGCACCGTATGTGGTGTAGACATTACCGGCGTAACCCAAAATCGTATTGACCTGCGTCGTCGTCAAGTCTTCCGGTTGTACCCCGGACAGCGTTTTGTATGCCATCGTAAACGCCGAATTGGCTAAGCCTGTATTGGCTCCCATCGCGTAGCCCATTGCCGCAGCTGCGGCGTTCGTTGTTGAGCTGAAGATACCGAATGTGCGATGCCGCTTGGCTCCCTGCAGCGTCTGCATAACGTTACCAGCCGTCCCAGCTGTCACGTCCGTATCTTTGGTGTCGTAGAAATATGTCGCCAATGGGGTCGCCGTCTCAATGTACGCTGCGTTTGCCACAATATCGGTTTTTACAGCCCCGCACACATAGGAAGGGAACCAATCTCCGTTTTTGACTCGGCACGCCGCGAGCGCCTGAGCAGACGTTTCGGAGCCCGTTGCATCCCATCGGCCGATCGCCACCCGGCGAGGGCGCGAAGATTGGCTGAAATACATTTGTGCAGCCAGATACTCTGGCTCTGTACCGGCCCATCCGTCGGAAGTCATGTCATCCGTGCTGTTGTACAATTTGAGTCTTACCGTCGGCGTAATGACCGTGGATTTGCCTACGATAAGGCCGATGTTAAACCCGCTATTTGCGACCGACTGCGGTGCCACGGTCACCGTTACATTGACGATATCATTAAGCGATTGCGTCACCTAGTTCACCTACCCTTTGATAATGTTGACATCCGCGCTCTGCAAATAAGGCACGTCCGCCTGGCGCGTAACTTGCTCGTTAAAGCGAGCGTAAAAGGAAGTCCGCTCCCACCATTGTCCACCAAACAGCTCCGGCGATCGCGTCGGCATGCCGAGGTCCGTAATCAACGCCATATTGGCCCCTGCAAGCTGCTCCGTCATCCACGGAGACAACAGGCCGATGCGGATAACGTCGGCATCATCAAAGCTGCTCGGGCCGTAACAAATCCAGTTGACCCGCAGCACCCGGGTATAGCTGACTGACCGGCGGGCATTGTCCGGATCGATTTCGTTATACACGACATTGATCTGCCGCGTATAGAGGTCATCGAGGTACTCGACCATCAAAAACGCGACGTCCTCCTCTCGCTTCCACGCCGGCGCACCTTTCGCTGGCCAGTTGATACGGACCCGCTTTTGATTTTGCGGGGCTGCTGGGTCGAGGTTAAGCAGCCGCAGCGTTGAGTGCTGAAAGAAGTCTTCGATTTGTTTAATAGGTAATACAATATCGGCCACGCTCAATCACCTGCCATTCGTTCGCCAAATGCCTTGTAATAGCCAAAATCTATCCACGGCAGCACGGCCTTAACCCGGTACCGTTCACCACGCCACTCGATTTCGTCTGACACCCCCGGGCTCTCCTCCCCGTCAGCGCGCGTCACATAAATCGGCTGCGGGGAATAGGAGCATATCATACCGGATACTCGATCGCCTTCAGGGATTTGCTCCAGATCGTCGGCATTCGCAACCGTCACCGTGCCCTGGAGCGTCAACTGCTTTTCGGGGTCAAGGACGAATCGACCGTTTGCCCATGCCCCTGTTGTCCGGTAAACCTTAAACCCTTTGGGCTGCGCAAAATTGCGGCTCAGTACGACGCGACCCACGTTAATCATCGGCTACCATCCTTATCTACCACGTATGTTATGGACTTGCGCATCTCGGCCGTGTCGATGAGCGGTTTGTCCGATCCCTTGTTTTCGACTGTCAATGGACTGTTTGGCGCCCACCCGTTGGACGGATCAGTAAACCATCCCCGGGCGATGTTCTGGCCAAGCATGCCGGCTTTTTCGAGCTCCCCGGATGCATCGTGACCGTCGAGCGCGGTCGATACCGCCTTTTGCAGTTGCTTGGCAATCGCATCGCGGTTTTTCTCGATGGCCGGCTCCAGCACCGGCCGCGGCGGCGAATGCCAGAGGGGGGAGCCGTGCGACTGGATGTAGAGTTGATAGGCCTGGCTGTACGTCCGCTCGCCGCTCTCGATTGCCGGATTCATTTCCTCGCGCATTTCCTTCTGCCGGACGCCATGCGTATGGATGTACAACAACTCCGCATTGGTGATGTCGCCGCCTTCGCCGTCCTTCGGCCGTTCGTTGCCGCTGCCGTCAGGTATGCCGACATACACCTGCATTTTGGCGATGTCCCGTAGGCTCCGCTGGATATCCGCCGTTTTATCCACGCCCGCTGTCACCGCGACAAATCCTTTAATCATCCGTCGCACCCCCTAATACACGTACATGCCGCCTTTACCGACAAGCTTGCCTATTGTGGCGAGCTGCTGGCCGTAGATCGTCAGCTTCCACGCCGCCCAGCCTTCGAGGTCTTGAGTGATCGTGTTGTAATCCATGCTGACCGATACGTCGCCGACCGACTCGGACGTATTCAATCCCTTGGCTTGCCCGGCCGCGATCACCGCCGCAGCGCCGCCTTCCGGGTCCGCTACGGATTGCGCATGCAGAGCGCAAAAGTGAGCGATGAATAAGCACATGGCAACTTTCCAGTACGAATGCCATCGAGCTTCCTTGATGCTGGTACTAGCGAAATCGAGGTACATCTGCATTACGATCACCGGTACCGCGTAAACGCCGTTCCCATCCGGACCAAATTGTGGGTACACAGCGTAAAGGTCTGTTAGCACAAACGGAGGGTTTGTCCCGGAACGTATGTTACTAGCGTCGGCGATCAAGCCGGCTGCATCGCTACCGGGATAAGGCCCGTAGCTCACGACTCGCCACCGGCGCCGCCATCACCTTCGGGGTCGCCAGCATTCCCCGGATCCCCTGCGCCACCTTCAGGAGCTTCCGAGTTGTCTTCTTTTGTTTTCCCGTTTTTCTCCGGTTTTTGTTTTCCGCCCGCCTTCTCCGCCTTGGACTCGTCCTTTTTGTTTTCGATCTCCGTCACAGTCCCATCTTTAGACGCGAGAATAAACATACCGGATTTTTTTACCCAATCCGGCACATCCGCAAAGACTCCGACTCTTGCCACTACAGACGGCTCGGCGCCAGTCGGGTGATCAAACTGCAAGGTTGCTTTCGAATAAATACGCATATTGTTTTCTCCCTTCTTTAGTGGCAAAGAGACCGGAAACAGGAGCCGGTCTCTTTGGTTGATCTATTAAATGCCGTCAAGGTAGCGGATACAGGTGTTATAAAGCACCTTGACCTGACCCAATTGAGCCGCAAAAGCCGTCAAATATGCCAACTCCGTCACGGAAGGCTGCGTCATAACGCGGCTCAACGGAACAGGCAGGTCGAAATTGATTCGATTTTCACGGTTCACATAGGCGACCATACGATCAGTCGGGCCGGTCCCGGCCCCCACGCACCAGCGAGACGGAGCGATGACCAAATCGACGCCCTGATTCCGACCAATATTGTTCTTGAGCAAATACTCCAAGATGGAGCTATTGCCGGCCGAGCTGACGACCCGCGTTACCAGGTCGCCATACTGGATAGGGGGAATCAAGATGTGATTCGCCATGCCGGTCAGGTCATACTCCGATGCCGCCCAGGTCGCATTGATGATGGTATTGACATCTTTCAGGATTTCGTCCGGCGTTTTGTCCTTCCAATTCCGGCTCGTGCCGGCGGCATTGTTTGGCGCGAGGGAAGACGTAACATCCGGATTATTCACCAATCCATATACTGCGGCCGATGGAAAGCCCTTGTATACGACGTTGTCGATCGACTTGTTGTAATTCGCACGAATACCGTCGTCCAAGATGTCATCCAAGCTGCGGCCGATATTCTGGAGCTTTTGTTGATCGACAAATGGCACCTTGAGGATGTTCGCAAAGCTGAACACCTTGTACACATCTTTGTTCATGTTCGCCTGCATGATTGGGATATCGTTGGTCGTGCCACCGATAATGCCGCTCTCATTGCCACCAGTCGTGGCATAATCGACGAACATGTTAGACGTAAAATCAACCCAGCCGCCGCCAGTCTTGGCGACGATGTCGCGCTGCCATGTGACCGATTGGAGAGGTTCCAGCAGTCGGGGATCGCGTTTTTCAAGTTCCCCGACCAAGAATGCCATGCCCGAACCGATCGCGGCATCATTCGTGATAGATGCTTGCAAGCCTGGTACAGTAAATACTTTTGTCATCGATGATTACGCCCCTCTCAATTAAGGCTGATTGCGCGTCAGCAGCGTGATTTCGGCTACCTTGTTCGCGTCAATCTTACCTGTTTTCCATTTCGCGTTCGTCAGTTTGATGGTGTTCGTGCTGTCGGCAGCAGCTTCGAAACCGCCGACAACCCCATCCGGAATGGAACCGTTCGCCGTCACACGGACGTAAACGTCCCCGCCAGCCGTCGGCGTGCCGACGGTGCAGACGACCGTTACCGACCCGCGTTCGATCACATCGCAGGGTTCGTTCGGCTTATACGCCGATCCTGTCGCTTGAGACAGATAACTCGTCGATTGCTTGACTTCGCGGGCAGCTACGCCGGCAAACGCCGCGGCAGTACCGCTCGCACCGAATTTCGAATATGTGTTATCGCTGTTGAGGATCACCGGATCGCCGAACGCAATGTCTGCCGAATTCGATTTGACCAGACGATTGACAATAACAGCATCCTGACTGCGGGAAACATTGCCCGCGTAGCCAAGGTTAAAGCTTGTACCAATAGTTGCTCCTGGCATCAAATATCACCCTTTCGTCGGCTTAAGCCTGTTTTTTGTAATGCGGATTGTATTTCTCGGCGATTTGCCGGCCGAGGTCAGAATGATCAACCGCCTGCGTTTTATCCGCCTGCTTGTCGGCCGCCTGAGTCTTCTTGCGGCTCTTGTTCATTTCCGCGTAGGTATTCTTCGCCGGCGGGCGGCCCTTCAAGCTGGCGAGAGCTGCGTCGGCGGCCTTTTTGCGTTCCGCTGGGTCGGCAATAGCGGCGATGATCGGTTTGATCGCGCGAAGCGCTGCAACCTTGTAGGCCGAGTCCAAGCTCGACTTCGGACGCTCATCCGGATCGGATACCGGACCCGGTTCCGAGTCGTCGATCATTTCGTCAGCTGGAATCGTAACCGATGCCTCCGGGTCAACTTCGTCGCCCTCCAGCCTATTAATTTCAGCTTCGATCGAATCGAGCGGGTCGGCTTCCTTCTTCGCGCCAGCGACCATCGCTGTAACCAGTTCGGTGAGTTTGTTCACCTGCTCGGATAGCGCTTGGATCGCCGGATCTGTATCGGCCGCCGGTGTATCCTTCTTCTCAGCCTCCGGCGGAAATTCATCCGCCGCACCCTTCCGTTCTTCCGCAAGGGTTTCGACAGCATCCATAATTTCCTCCGGTTCAGCGTCGGCGGCGAATTGTTTCAATCCAACTGCGGCCAGCATATCCGTAAACCTCGATTTCTTGCGCGGCAATGCAATTTTGGGCATTTTACTTGCTCCCTTCTCCTCTTTGGGTTTTGAATCTTTTATTGCAACGCGATCGCCAGCTCTGCCAGCGGCCACGACAGCAACGTGATTTCCGCGAATATCCTTTTGACAGTACGTCCCATCGCCATTGTCGACATAATTGCACGTATAGCCCGCCGATACTTCGCGTTTGCCGGACTGAACCTCGTCAATTAAACGTTTATCGTAGATCACAAGGTCCGCGACCAGCAGGTCGTTGTCTTCCCCCTTGCCCTGGCGCACGTTTTGAACGGTTCCCTTCGCGATACGCGAAGCATTTTCCGATGTCACGGCATCATAAGGGTGATCATCACTGACCGGCTTGCCCTCAAACGAAGCGATCGCAGCAGGATGGAGGACTTCGTCCGGGCTGCGATACACGCGGACGACATCGTCGCCCCCCGCCCCTATCTCGCTTGCCAAGTAGTCATACCACCCAGTTCGGGCGATCGGTACGTTCAGCGCAATGAGAAAGCCCTCCGGTGTGAATGTGAGATTCTTCGAAAACTGCGACCCGTAGTATTGGCGGGCATCCATGATCATGTTTGGCATTGTTCGTTTCACCCCCCTTCGCGCAAAATAAAAAGCCCAACCATCAGCCTATTTAGGCGATTGGTAGGCTTTTAATGTCGTGCTTCCATGTCCCGTCCATTGCGTTGCCTTCCGGAGTGCATCCATGTCAATTTCTTGACTCGGTCCCTCTGCCACAAGGAAATCAGGGTTTAGAGCTTTTTTAAGAGAAACAATTTCCTCAACGGTACTCCCTTCATAGCTCAACTCGATATCCCCAATTCGCTCAGTAAATTTGAGCACGCTTTTCACATCCTCTCCGGGTATAAAAAAGAAGCCCGCATACACTGTGGCCTCTGCTCGGGGTTATTTTTTACTGTCCTGAACCTGTTGTTCGTTCTCGACCTCATCCTCATTGACGACTTCCGTATACTCGTCAAGCATACTCGACACATTAATCACCTCACGCTATTCTCTCAAACTGCCTCCGCGTCATGCGCCGAAGCGACCCGCCGTGATACACGAGCGCAGGCCATTGGATCAAATCCAAATCGATGACCGGCTCCGGATAGCAGCGGCAATTGAAAATACACCCGGCATGGTAGTTTCCATAGGTTCGATCGGCACCTTCCAGCTTTTCGGGACTTGGAGGCGCAGCCCACTTGATCAGCACGCCGTCCATGAGCTTGTGCGAGTCCCTGACGCGCGAATCTTTGCTCGTACGCCATATATACCAGTCCAGCCCAAGCAACTCGCTGCGGGCTTGCGTAAGGGCCGTCTGCGTCTTGCTCGTTTCAGTCCGAGCGATCAGGCCGGCCTTCGCTTTGGTCACGTCGGGAAAAAATGCTTTGATCTGCTCGGCGATCACGGAAGCTCGCAAGCCGGCCAGAGTCCCCTGGAGGACGTGTGCATTAACCTGCTCCGAGATACTGAGTGGCAAAGTCCGGATGATTTCTGCATTGCTGCGGATTTGCGCCAGGACAATCGAACCCATTGGGCCTTTCATTTGCGTTTGCAGCAGCTCGTACAATTGCCTGCCGCGGCTGTTCTTCCGGGCCGCTTGCCGCCATGTTCGCCCGGCATCGGAAAACAGATGAGTGACCATTCTCTCCGCTGCGGCCTCGGATAGACGAAGGAATGCTTTGCTGCCCGCGTATCGCTTAATCGCCCAAACGATGTCGAAGGGATCGTCTAATCCAACGAGTAAGCCCTTTAAATCCTCCATCGTTCGTATGACGGATCGGCGATAGGCCTGTTCGATCCTGCGGCGCGGCGCCCATAAATCGGCCATAGTTATAAGCATCCTCCTCGTGCGGCATGAGGTCGCCCGGGTTCACGTCGTCGTCGGCTTTCTCGATGTCTTCGTCGGTGATATTGCTATACATGCCGGTCGATTCGCCGAGCTGCTTCAGCTCCTTTAGGGCCGTTTTCCGGCCGATCAACCCAGCATTGTACACCTCGACAATCGAGGTCGTCTTTTTCTCGGAGAGCTCCGCGACTTCCTTATCGCTCGGCGTCCGCACCGGGTTAAACACGTAATCGAAGTCGTCAGGGACACCGCCGAGCTCCGAGACAAACATGATCGGCAGCAACTTGTCCAAAATCGGAGCGAGTTCCGACTCCTGCGCCTGCTGAATGATCTCGTAGTAGTTTTCCATATCCGACTCGCCCGTCGCATTCATGCCCGCCGGAGAGCGCCCAAACAGCTTCGTAACTGGAATTTGGCACGCCCCGGAAACGTCCATCATAAAACTCTCGTAAATCTCGTTGAGCCCTGAGAACGTATATTGATGCGTCTGAAACTCGTCGTCTTTGTTCATCACGTACAGGCCTAAATTTGACATTAGCCAGTTTTGCGCCTGGAGGACGTTGTACAGATCGGATTGTACTTTCTCGTCAGCGATGGCCAGGTCTTCACCGAGGCCGCCCATCTTCAAAACTCGCAAGTTCGCCAGAAAGATCAACGAAGCAATGTTATAGCTGGTATTGTCGCGCTTTTTCAACTCGTCATAGACGATCTCGACTTCGGACGCTCCCCAATGTACCTCCGCGAGCTTTTCCCAGTAAGGGAGTTCGCGGCCGGTGAAACGGATCACCCGTGAATGATGGACCTGCCATACCCCGTCATCTGTCGTGACCTGATACGACTTCGGGAAACCAAAATCAGGATCATTGATATCGTCCACTAGCTCCGCGTTTGGGGAAATGCCACTCCATCGGTCAAATATCAATAACCCCTTGAATGTCCCGGGCATTACCATGTCCAGATCAAGGGGCCGATCGAGTATATCCTCATGGCCTTCGATAATGATGACCCCGCCGGCGCCGCCGTACAGCCTTCCCCACTTCAAGCCTTCCAAGATGCGCGATTTCAGCTTTCGCGTTCGCCATAACCGATCTACCTTACGGATATCGTCGGGCGGCAACTGCGTCTGCAGGTTGATCCAGTTCCGAGTCATGTCCTCCGGGATGGTATCGATGATACGGCGAATGATCCAGTTCGACCGGTACAGCGAATTCATGAGTTGGTACTGCTGCGTCAGCCTGGTCAAAGGATATGACGTGCCCTCAAGCAAATTCGCCGTTCCCGCACCCAAGCGGGCCATGACATTCTGAAATGCATCCATTGTCAAGCCTCGAGGCAATTTGGGGCTTGGTTGGCTTTGGCCCTTTGGCGGCGGCTGCCGCGCATCGGCTGTTTGCCTGTTACGTCCCTTTTTACTCAAGCGGCGTACCTCCTTTCGTTTTCATTAACCTACCAATCGGCGCGGATTGACAATCGTCTTCACAAAGTAGCGCCCCGCATCCATGCAGTGGTCGTCTTTCTTTACCGGCTGCTCTACCCCACGAAGCGCGGCCTTTCCATCCCAGATGTACCCATTGATTTCCTTTTGAAAATTGGGACAGCGGGTCTTGTGTACCCTGAATCTGCGTTTCGCGATCATGGTGGCCGTCATCTGTATGCCGCTTGCAACATCGTTGTCGGCATCTTTGATTCGGAATCCGCGGCGGCGCATAGTGATTTTGAGAGCTGCTGCGGAAGGATCGACTATTACGTACAGAGGCTGCTCATCCTCATCGCTCCCCACAAACTTCACCAGGTCATCGACGTATTCAGAATTTTCCTTCTGCTTGCCTTCCTTGCGTCCGTCATAGTAGTACTCATCCAATACCCATACCGTTACGCCGTCATCCCAGCAATCCAAAAACACCGTGGCGTTCTGCGTACCATAGTCGACGGCAATGTACCGGCGGGCAAGTCGCTTGAAGCCCGGGGGGAGGTCTCCGTCCGTGAACGTATTTTCCTCGGTCCACATATCGTAGATCGCTCCCTGAGCCAGAACCCAAAGACCGAGAATCATCCGTTTGTACCAGAGCCCTGTGTAAGCTGCCTTGATATTGATCTTGTACAGCTCATCTAGCGAAAGATTGTCGTCTAACTCGAAATGCCAAACCTTGTATCCTTTTTCGTCCGCCTTATCGATAAAATTGACCTTGATGTGATGAAACGGCGAATCCGGGTTTGTAGTCCAGATTGCGCGAGCCCCGGAGAGCGACATCCGGTTCAGCGCCTGAGTGACGACTGATTCTGGATAAAGCGTAACCTCGTCAGCATACCACCCTCCGACAGTCATACCGCGAATGCGGCCTTCCGCCCGGTCGTCGTGAGCCCCGACGCAATAGCATATTTTCTGAATAAACTTCCGCTTTGACTTTTTCGGGTAATCCGGATTCGGAAAAGTCAAGTTCAGGCGGGCGCCGCCCTTAGCGCTCTTAACGTACTTGGCCCGTTTCAAACCGAGTATCCGTTCGATATCCTCGATAACGTTCCGGTATAACGTATCGCTCGTGCTACCGGTCATAAGGAATACACGATGCTTGGAATCTTTAACAAAGTTTATCCATGCAATGATCGATGCGATCGTCTTGCCTGACCGGACCGATCCCTCAAGGATATTTATAAAAGCGTTGGCGTTGCAGATGACATCGAGCTGCTTGAAACTGAAGGGGGTGAATTCGAACATTACGAATCCCTCCTCGACTGCAACAGCTTCATGCTATCTTCGATCGCTTTAGTCAGAGAATCAAGGCTGTCTCCTTCCGTCTCGTCGTCCGTATCGTTTCCACGATTCAGGAGTTCGATTTCAGCTCGCAACTTTTCGATTCGTGCAGCCTTTTCTTCGTCCACCAATCGATTCTTCAATTCGATCGCTTTCAGCTTCTGGCCCTGCACTCGCGTCAGCGCATCCTCGATCCGAAGGATATCCTCCAGCACTCGGAAAGTCGTCGTTTCGATCCTTGCGACAACCATCTTTTCGACCTCGGTAACCACTGTTGTTTGTTTGTTCGTCTTGGGATCAGTAACCGGCTTTGCTTCCTTCACGGTTCGAAGCTCGCGGAGAATGTTACGCTGCTTTTCGGTTAATCCCGATTTCAATTGCTGGATGCGCTTGAGCATCCGGCGTTCCCGAAGGGCCAGCAGCGCGATCGTCTCATCCGCCTGTGAAACCGGGTCGGTGTCGATGGCTTCGAGCAACTCCTGCTCGTCCTCGTCCAGCGCATCCAGCCAGATCGTTTCAAACTCTCCGGTGCGAACCGCCTTTTTGTTCCCGGGCGGGCCGCCGTGGCCGCCTTTGTTTCCGACTGCTCGTTTGTTCCCCGGCGGAGCGCCGCCCTTATTGCCGACTGCGTTTTTGTTCCCCTTCGGCGCACCGATCTTTTTCCGTTGTACAACATCCGTTTCGGGTTGTTGTACAACGTTTTCAGCATCCTGTTGTACAACATTCCATTTGTCACGCTGCTTCCAGACGGCGACCTTCTTTTCGTTGACTTCGAGCAGTTCGGCAATACGGCGGTTTGTGATCTTGCCTTGGTGCTCGTGCCATATTTCCTTGGCTTTGTCCCTGTTTGGATCTCGTGCCACTACATGCCACCACCTCCAAAAAAAATAAAATAAACCGATATATTCTTTACACAATATATTTTGAGGAGATGCTACTGTGGACCCTTTATTACTCTTGAAAATTGTGAGTTCTATTTTTTATGCTTGTCCTTTAATCTTTATATTTCTTATTTTTCTTGATTTTTTCGCATTAAACAAACTTAAGAAGAAGTGCTTCTCAGCCTTTCATAGACGGTCGCTAAAGCGTAACGAAAAGAAGCAACTGCAAAAAGACACATATTATCTTTTTGAAGCATTGAACTCCCTCTCCCCCGAGCAGCTAAGACGTTTGAAAATGATAATTCGAAGAGAACCAGAAGACACTTTTTCTCCAACAACATTTAATATCATCATAGCCGTTACTACCATCTTTGCTGCATTCCTTACACTGCTTCTAACACATTACTCACTTTCAAGCGATACTTTCTTTAAAGATTATTTTTTTAACGCTACTATGGATATTTTTTCGCGACTTCCTATAATAACTATTGTCATATTCAGTTATAGCGCTCGCTTAATATTCAGTTCTCTAATTGATACAAGGAAACGACAACTTACAAAACATTTTTTAAGTGCGATAGACGAAAGCGAGTCCTTTCTCCCTCTCAATAATCGTCTTTCTGGAGGTTGATATCCAATTCGATCAGCTTACGCAGATCGTCAACCGTAGTTATTTCGATCCGGTTTTCCTGAAAATCTTTCACCCAGCGGGCAATCGCCGCTTTGATGATCCGGCGATACTGCTCCTTGCTCTCCATAATGCCCTGCATGACTTCGAGTTCGTGCTGCAGTAACAAGTCTTCGCTGTTTTGCTCCGTCATATTGTGGCTCCCTCGGCTTTCCTGTAAAATGGAAAACGAGATAGCGGCTTTCGGAAATCCACGCGCGTGGTCTCCGCTATCTCAGCCGGGGGATACCCTGGGTCAAGGGGAGGACGTTCGAGCGTCCTCTTTTATTAATTTGTGGCAAACCATTGCTGATTGATCTGCTCCGCGATCCGATGCATCATCAGCGGCGGTACGCTCATTCCGCACACATACGAAACGTCTGTATCCATAAAATCGTAATCCGCCGGGAACGTCTGGATGCGGATAGAATCCAAATCGCTTATACGGCACGGTTCATCCGAGCGAAGAAACCAAGACGAGCTGGCCAACGTGTTCGAAACTTTTTGGTCTTTCAGAATAATCGTGTTGAAATCGCTCGCTCTGCCCTTTTCCCGCTCCGTAATATCGCCCATGCTCAGATCGCATGGCCGCTTCCGCATCCATCTCCGATACGTTTCCCTTTCCGGATTAAGCGGCTTGCCTTCGCCGGATCGAACCTCGCCATAACACACTAGCGGCTCGTTAATATCGAGTTTCAGAGGTAAAAACTCTTCATCCGACCGTGCGGCTACAAAGAAAAGACGTTCCCGTTTTTGAGGAACGCCCATCGTGGCCGAATTGAGTAAGAACAGCTGCGGCTTATACCCGATCTCGCGGAGCCGAGATAGGACCATACTGACGAAGCCTCGTGCCTTCCCGATAATCATTCCCTTGACGTTTTCGGCCACTATAACCCGCGGTCGAAGCTTTTCGGCAACATCCAAGAAGTCAAAAAACAGATCGTCAAGCCGCTGTACGGCCTGCCCCTCACGGAAAGCAAACTCCCCACCCCACTTGTCCTCCCGGTCTCCTGCCATCGAGAAAACGCTGCATGGTGGTGAGCCGTCCAGGATATCCAAATTGAACAATTCGTCCGGCAGCTCCGCATCCGGCAACCGTTTGAAATCCTGAATCGGCATGAGGAACGAGAAGCGCGGGTTATGGTTCTGCCGGTAGATTTGCATCATTTGCGGATCGATCTCCACATTTCCGAGAACTTGATACCCAGCCAGCTTGTACCCCATCGTCGAACCTCCGCCGCACGAAAAGCAACTGAAGACGGTTCGGCCATTCTTACGAACAGCAGCCAAGTCGGTAAGCTTCCAATCCCATGACGGTTTCATATGGAATCATCCTTGTTAAATGGAAATCCGCATCGCGGACACTTGCACTCGAAACGCGACTCATCAAAATCCCCTGTGTCCAGCTCACGGTTTTGAAAATCTCCGATTTGATCTGCTGGCGGCTCTGCAAAGTCCTCGAGCAGCCTGTCGATTTCCTCCGAGTTGAATCCGGATAGATCGAGATCCGCGCCGCTATCTTGCAGCTCCTCCAGCAGCTTCGCTAGCGCTTCATCATCCCAACGGCCGTCCACCTTATTCAGCGCCAGATTAAGCAGCCGCTCCTGCTGGTCGTCCAGATCGACGACCGAAACCTCGAGCTCCGTTCGCCCAAGCTCGTGAACCAATATCTTGTAGCGCTGATGGCCGCCGACCATGTTCCCAGTGCGCTCGTTCCACACGATCGGCTGGACATAGCCGAAGCTTTCGATGCTCCGGCGCAGCTTTTCGTATTCTGGATCATCCGACTGAAGGTCAACTCGAGGGTTATACGCCGCTGCGTTTATCCGATCGATCGGCAAGGTTTTTATGATCATGGGGCAGTCCTCCTTATGCTGAGTCGGTTTTTGGACAAAAGAAAAAGCACCGGTTAGGGTGCTCATCAGTCTCGATATATAGTCCTTGTGCCATCTTTCCCAATTATATTTTCAATTCCGGTACATTCCACAAAACTATCCTTGTTATCATCTGGTACCAGACGATCGGATAAAAACTCAATAAATTCCCTTGGATTATGTGTTCTTTTCCCCCTACTTGCCTCATAATCTTTTTCATATTTTTTTAAAGATCTCAAAAATTTGATCGTAAATTTAATACGGTCAAACATAAATTTGTGCTCTAGCACTCGAATCGCACCATCTACTCCTAATACTTTTACAAGCATATGCCAAATAGAGAAATAAATCATATGCATTTCTAGTTCAATTTTATCCCGTTTGTCTAGTATCTTTATTTTCTTGTTGATAGAATAGAAGTCCTCGAGAAATGTATAGAATAAAATTAACTCTGAACGATACTCTAGTGATCCCTCACCGTCGAATGTATATTTTGCCCGAAATACTTTAGTATAAGCTTGCCGTAAACCTGGTGAAGCAAATTTTAAATTTTCACTGATGTGCTTTAAAAATTTATTCTTGTACTCTTTCTCACTGAACCCTTCATTCAGGTCATGGGCCTTTCGAAACATAGTAGACATATCGAAGTATGCATATACATCGATAATAATTGGAGCAATTAGCTGAAAATAAGTGTCGCGATAATTTTTAATAGCTTCGCGACGAATTGTTAATCGATGTGAAAAATACTGAGCTACACAAGCCCCTATAAAAGCGCCTACTAATGTTGCAAATGACGTAATAAATGCGGGCCGAACAGAATCGGGCAACGAATCCAAAAATCCCATGTCTTCACCTCGATTTCAGATTTCGACATCCTGCAGGGATTTCCTCCCATATGCAGAATACTTCTTTTGGAGGTGCCCCATGATCGAAAAATATTCGCTCGCCAATGAGCCCGGGAAGACAATGTTCGTTTTCCCGGCGCTGGCCGGCAAGGTGTATGGCCATATCGTTAAAAACCGGACAGCGAAAGATCCTGCTAAGCTCGTGTTTGAAACGCCCAAGTACGATAACGTTGAAGCGTTGAAAGCCGACTACCCGGAGGCGGAGGAATAATGCTCGCTTCCGGTTTTGTCTTAAGCTCCGACCATCATTTTCGAGTTGCCATGCATAACGGCCTGCCTGTTGAGGTATGGCTGCACGGCGAGCTGCTTGACTACGGCGGACCGATCGAGGCGATCAATGAGCATTTTGCCACGATCCAGGGCTCCAAATACCCGCGTTCGTCCTGCGTGTTCAAAATCCGATAAACAAAAAAGTTCCCGTTTTGGGAACCTCTCTCTTTATATGTACTTAGTTACAAAGGCGGTGTTTTAAAACCTCGCCGCTGCTGTTTTAATGATTGATGATTAGAATATCGCTTTCGCTCATTCTCTTTAAAAGCCTAGCACTTAGTTACTAGATACGTAATAAGGGCATTATACTGATTTGGCCGATTTGAGGTCAATCGCCCCAAAGCCTCATTTTAATAATACCGCCCCCGGGGAGGCGGCTGAAGATGTGGGGCATGTATTTCTTACTTGGCACAATACAAGAATACCATGCCCCGGTGCAAATGCTCTGCGTTTTTTCTTCGATTTTTCCGCGATTTTCCTTTAATTTCTCTTCACGTTTTCCGGGCTTTATTCTTGGCCGGGGGCGTACACCTCGAGCCGCAGCGCGAATGCGAGCTTATAAACGGCGCTGGATTTGATCTTGTAATACCTGCCTTCACGGATGTCCATGTCCATCATGACCTGATAGTCGAATACCTCATCCTCCAGGTACCGCCGCTCAATAATCTCGCGTTCGATTCGACCGAGGCGGGACACGGCCCGAATCACCTGTTCATACCGCTGATGCTCTGACTCTTCCATGTCTACGTTATGGACCGCGGTATCCTCGGTCGCCTTACTGATCGCATTCGTATTTCCATGAAAGCGAGGAGTCCACGAAGTTGTCGTTTGGATCTCTCGCCGGATAAACCCGACCTGCTTGTATATACGTGCTGACTCCAATCGTTCCTCAACGGCCGTCCGGGTCGCCTCTCTGTCTATTTCAAACGGAAATTGCATCTGTGCCATGCTGCCCCACACCTCCGGATGTGATATACTTGGTGATGTGATGTGGAACGAAGTGTTCGACACCCCCGCGGCCCGGCCAGGTGCGGGGGTTATTTTTATTTTACAGCCTATTTTGCAGGTTGTTTCTGCGAATTTTCATTCGGCAAGCTTTCCGACCATGATTCCGGCGATGTCTCGGCTACCCGAACGATAATGCCATGTACATTCCGCGCAACCCAAAGCATTTCCTGCTTCCAGACGGCCTCATTCATTGGCTTCACGTTCCTTTCCACGATCGAGCAGATTTACTGCTGCACCCTGCGGTTTATTGATTAATGTTAAAGGCGACAGCAGTTTGACGGTCATCTCGAATACTTGCCGCTGCTCCTCCGTGAGTGCCGCGGGGTAGAATACCGTCTTTGCAATAAAACAGCACTGGTTGATCTTTCATGGCTGCTCTCCTCATCAGATGAACTTTCTACTTTCCAGATCAATTTCACCCGTATCCTGATTCCAGTCAGCGACGGGCTTCGGCCTATTCCGTTACTTTGCACGCTCGTACTTCACATCATGGAAAAACTCGCTCAAGAGATAGGCGCATCCGGCTTCCTTGTGCTCGTGTTTCGGCTCCCATGATCCCATAATTGCTTTTACATGACGGAGAGCCTTTTGGGTTTCCACACCTTCCTTCGGATTCCATTCGGCGTTTTTGAGCCCATAGTAAAACCAATCTGATACGACTTTATTCCATTTGCTTCTTTCACTACGGAACTCTTGGGGTATCTCGTTGTAAGGGGGTAGCAGTTTTTTCATATCTCCCCCGAATGCCAAGTTTAGGTCTGTTACTTCCTGAACAGCGATTTTCATATGATTTGGCTCCTTTCTTTGATTTGATTTTGCAGCGATGCTGCCATCGATCCGACCGAACCACCCAGGCCGATAAGGGGGTTATAGGGCTGTTACTCTTTTACCCCTGTATCTGTTCCATGAGGATTCTCCTTTACCACAATATACCTGTATACCTCACCTTTGACGTTCGCTAGAATCAATCAGGAGGTGCTTATCTTGCACGGAATCATGGTTCATCAATACTTAGATTATTGCAAACGTCACCCCGAGGAGCGGAACAAATCCGGCGATATTTACGATCGCTTTTACTTGTTTTTGACTGATCTTCTTGGGATGGACGCACGGGAGGCTCAGGAAGAAACAGCATACTGGATGAATCAGGTTTGCGATTTAATGGATTAGGGGGCAAATCCTCTTCTCCTTTAGCCCCTATTGGGCCTTAATGGTGGCAACTGCAAACCGCGATTGCGTTTCGTTGATCGTGCCAAAACTCGAAGCGTATACGCGCCTGACGCTGTTCTTCGGATGTTTTCGTTTCATCACGGACTATCCTCACCTGCTCCAGCATTTTGTCGTGCATTTCATGCCATTTGCATTGTGGCCTATCCTTCATGGGGTCTGCTCCAATCCGGCGAGACGCTTCATGATCAACCATTCATCAAGTGGAGGTGTAAACGGATTTTCTGTTTCTGCACGATGAGTAAAAGCAGGATGGCAGCTTGCCTTATATCGAATCGACAATTTGTAATCCATAACCATGCGTACTACTTCTTCCGGCGTCTCTTTAACGTACAAGGGGGGATAACTGTATTCATCGTTTACCCTGGAGATGGCCGTTCCTTCCATATCATCAAAAGCTCCAAATCCAACGCCCGTTACATGTTCCACAATCAGCCAATGCGGCTTTCCCGTCTTGAGCAAGGTCAATTTGATCATTTCGTTTGCTCCTCCCTCACCCAATTCCAAAGACCCTGCTGACCCTTCGCTGGAATCGGATCCGGCAGCTGTTTCACGTCGTTCAGTTCCCAAACAAAACGGCCAGAAGTGTAATCTCCAAAAATGAACTCTTTATCCGTTGTTTCAAAATGCGTTCGCCGCCTCTCGGCTTCAAGAAGAACAAGCCCGCCTAATGTATCGTGCTTTATCATGAAGCACTCTGAAAGATTCGCGGTAGCCACGACAACCCCGGTCGGCAGGTTGCCCGCCGTATAGCCATGTGCGGCCAGCGTCGACCTGATTGGCTCCCGCTCGCACGCTTCCCGGTCCACCTTTTTGCCGGCGTGGATCGCGATCGGCCCGCGGTATTTCGTCGGCCAGCTGCGCGTTTCGAACTGCTTGTCCCCTATGGCAATCAGCGTTGCCCACGGCTGGATTATCGTTATAGCTTTCATGATTACCACCCGTCCCCTTCATGTTTCGGTTGATCGTACGCTTGGAAGCCGTCGTAATCTCCCTTGAATTAATAAACACTGCAACATTCAGTCCGTTTTATCGTATTAATCTATAAACTTGAGGAAGGTGATCAAAATGGCCATAATATTTACTGGTGTACTATTCATCTCGTTACTCCTTCTGGTCCTTCACATCCTAGTTTGCGTTTGGGCATACCGAGACTGCATCAGTAGGGGTAGAAGTAGCGAGTACGCTATCGTCGTGCTAGTTGCTCTTTTGTTTTTCCCAGTTGCCGGGTTAATTGTTTATTTATTAATTCGCAATAATTAGGGGGAAGCATTCCCCCCATCCACGCACCTCTTTCGCGGCTAAGTTCTTTTCAGCTTATTTCACCCCCGGAAACTCGTCCCATATCCGCCCATCCAATAAGCGGCCGGCAGCTTTCTTGCCAATCCGGCGAACCGTCGCGCCGTCAGCGAATTGATGGTGGGGCCCGTCCCCTTCAACTTCGCTGACTGAAACAAATTCTCCCCACTGTTTAAATAGGAACGGCACACCTGCAGCCTGACACTGATCCCGGAGGCTGCGCGCCCAATCAGGATGCATCGGGCGGGCGCCCGATCCGCTCTCGCCGCCGACTACACACCACTGGATGTGCTCGTTTGTCGGTTCCGCATTCGGGTACCCGTGGATGTTGTCCGGATCATAGTAGCTCGGGCTCCATCCGGGAGTGAGCAACCATTCCCCGAGGTTTACCGGTCCCAGCAGTGGCTCACATGAGAGGAACCGGACCGCCGCCGGCGTCTGGAGCAGCAGCGGGATGCGCCTGTCCGCCTCTTGTTGGTTTTCGACCGTTGTCCCAATCCAGACATTTTTCCAGCCGCTCCATAACGGACTCGTCATCCGGCTTATGTTTTGTGGCCGCTTGGTGAGCAGTAGCCAGTCGAGATTTGGCGTGCTTGCGATTAAACCAAAGAGATCATGACGCCATTTATCAGGCACCTGATTGTCGAACACGTCCGCAAGGCTCGCGCAGAAGACGCGCTGCCGCCGGGCGTTCTCCTCGTAAAATCGATCATGCTTGGCATTCCATTTAATCGGCTGCCGCCACGTACCGCAGGATATCGTCGATGATCGCCGCATGCTGCGGGTTGTAGCCCCGGAAATTCGGCGATATGTCTTTGAACATGCCCGTCACCTCATAGCTGCAATTTCGGCTGCACCGTAGCCGTTCGGCGTTCGGCCAACTCGACATAGTCTGGATTCATCTCGATCACTGTGCATTCACGCCCGTTTTCGAGCGCGACCTTTAACGGTGTTCCGCTCCCGCCGAATGGATCAAGAACGTGCCAGCCTACAGGATGCTATATCCTATATTGGATGTATCTGTATTTACAATTAATTATAGGATTTTTTAATAGATATCGACTTTATTCGAGATTATTTAGTTAAATTATACCATGTTATAAAATGGTATTGTTGTATAATGATCCCTAGTGGAGTCGTTGGCCAACAGATATCTACGTAATCAATATCAAGGAGGAACATAAAGTGAGATTTCCGAATAAACGGTCTCTAATGGTTTCCTTAATGATGCTAGTTCTCCTATTCAGTTTCAGCACTTCTGCATTTGCTGATGGTTACGTTACAAAGTTCGTGGTACCATCGAGCCACCTTACTACTACTCCAAGTAACCCTTATTGGCTAGAGGATAGCTACGAAGAAGTCTTCAGTTGGATGCAACCCTCCTCTACATCACTTTTCGTGCTCAGAATTTATCATCCAAATGGTGTATTTGATACTGGATTAATTGCATCTAATACAGCACCAGGGTCATATTCTGGGTGGTATCACTTCCAAAATTCGATTTGGGGGTCTTTACCTAGGGATACAACTATGTGGGCTACTATAGGTACATATGAATGGGTACCAGGAACTGGTTTTGTACTTAATGGTACCGATTCTGTCTACTTCGCTATTGCGAGTCCTCCTGAATCTTAATCTTTATAGCTTCGGCGTGTATGCCGCCGAAGCTTTTTACCCCTTCTATCATTGGTTACTCTCCTCCTATCGAACCACCGCTTAACTGTTCCAGCCAGTCCATTACCTCAAAGCTGCAATTTCGGCTGCACCGTAGCCGTCCGTCGTTCGGCCAGCTCGCAGCTCGCTATTAGCTAATCGACCGAGCGGAATCATTGTGCCCGTATGCACCCCGACATAAGCGTCAAAGTTCGTGCATTTGTAGCAGCGCCCGTTGCCGTATTCCCGCCCGTAATGGCCGCATTGCTCGTATAAATAACCCGACTGCTGCAGAAAGGGCATTTTGTCGGGACAGGGTATTCACTTGTCATCCCCTCGTTAATGCACTAGCGTTGGCTGCTCCTCGGCTCCCGGAGCAACCCACACGGCCTGATAGCCCATCCTGAACGTGACTCCCTGCCGGCTGCAAAGGATCGCCGCGCCGATCTCCTCGATCCATCGTTTTGCCGACGGCGGCGGGACGAGATTGCCGATATACTCCCGCGCCTTCTTGTCCGACTTGACGCCGACCAACTCGAACGGCCGCCGATCCGGCATATACCGTGGCATGCCCTGGAGCATGGCAAGCTCGAAGGTTGTGAGCGCCCGGTGACGGGTACCGTCCAGCGAAATAATGATCCAGACACCGCGTTCGTAATCGTCCGGAATGCGCGGATCAGCGACGGCGGACGTTCCGGAATGGACATCACCGCCGGTCACCGTTGGTGCTGACGCATCCCATTCCATGACCCCATACGTCCCGTTACGCGGTGAGCAGTTGACGCGCGGATCAGCGATGCTGCAAGCCGACTGCATAACCCGCTCCGTCGCCCGGACGGTCTTCGCGGGATCATCCCAACTCTGTACCCCGTAGCAGTCCGGATAAAGCTCCGTTTTCACCCGCGGATCGTTGATGGAAAGCGCGCCGGTCTGGATGTCCGTCTGACCGATGATCGTGCTCGCCGGTGTTTCCCAGTCGCTGACCTTGTAAGTTCCCGGGTACTTTCCGGCCCACTTATTCACGCGCGGGTCGTTGATCGCAACGCCGCCGCTGCCCAGCCGGGCGCCAGTGATCGTCGGCGCAGGCTCGTCGAAGCGGGAAATGCGATACGCGTTCCCCTGCTTGTTTTCGTTGTGCTGAATGCGCGGGTCCGATATAAGCGTCGCCCCATTGCTCGGGTGAGCCCCGCTCGTCACGCAAGGCGCTGGCTCGTCGTGCCGGTAGATGCGGTAAATGTTGTTGTATCTCGCATCAGAGTATCCCGCGCGCGGGTCGGATATGGCCGTAGCGCTGTTGCTGCGCCCCGGTCCGGCCGCCCCGGTGATCGCCCGGCTGGGCTTTTCCCAATCCTCTACGCCATATGCGCCGTTCCGCGGCTCGTGCTGTACCCGCAGGTTTTGCCAATCAAGTTCCTCCAATGCCCGCCAATCCTTCCCGGCCGGGATCGTCGCCAGCCGGAGGGCAACCAGCCACGAAAGCATCGGTTCGCGGTGATGCCGCCCGCCAGCGGCCGTGTCGCCGGGCATCGGCAGCGGGCTGATCACGTCGCCGATCGTCTTTAAGGGTAGCTTTGCCGGCTCAAAGATTTCCGCCGGGCATTTATCGGGATGTCTGGCGATGAGGATGTATCGCTTCCGCCGCGCGCCGAGCCCGCCGATCTCTCCCGCGCAAAAGACCGCTTCCCGAATCAGATAACCCGCATCGATCATCATCTTTTTAAGCTTTTCGAGTACATCCTTGCCGCGTGTCTGGATTCCCGGTACGTTTTCCATGAGCATGACCGGAATCGGATCGTGCTCGAAAGCCTTCAGCGTCAACTCTGTTTCCCGGAGCGCGAGCTGATTCAACGCCTGGTACTTCTTCGATTTCGACTTTTTCCCGCCGAGCAGTCCCGTAAAGCCCTTGCACGGAGCGCTGCGGAAGCTGATATCCGGCGTTTTGTAGTCACATGCCCGCCAGATGTCATCCGGCTCCAGCTCGCGCCAATCGTCCGGCGGCTCATGGCCGTGCCAGTCAATAAACTGCTGCCGGGAAAAGAAATCGAATTGATAGCACGGCGAGCCGGTGAAAGCCTCGAAATTTCGGCAGGCGTCCGGATCGACATCCATGCCGCAGACAACCTCGACCTCACCGACGACCCCGAAAGCTTCGGGGCGGGCCGCCTTAGCTCCGATGGCGCCGCCCCCAATCCCGCAGAACGGGAAGATTGCTGTTAATTTTTTGTTCATCCCGCCTGCTCCCGTCCTGCCAACGTTGCAAGATGTCGTGCATTGTGATGTGCGAAGTAGCGTTTGACGAATCCGAACACGTCATCTTGCTCGGGATGCAGGTCCTCCATTTCGGAATGAATGAAGCCGACGAAAATTTGTACGAGTTGGAACAACTCAGACGCTGCTCGCTCCCTGTTCATTGCGGACAATTCAATTTCGGTTGCAAACCGGTCGATTCCCGCGTTAAGGTCGATGCGCTGCCGGATTGGGTGATCTCCCGGGAGGATCGGGAGCCGGAGGAAAACAAATCCGCGGTTCCGCTCTCGTTCGTCCTCAAGTACCCGTACTCGACTGCGCAGGTTTTCGGCCACATCGTTTGCAATCCTTGCCTCCGTCTGGAGCCGCTTATTCTCGGCCTCCAGGAGCATAATTTGCGTGGCAGCCTGCTCGGCATCATAATGCATTGCCTCGGACTCGCGACGATCTTCGTAATCCTTCTGGAGCGAGCGATTCGCCACTTCCAGTTCAGTGCCGAGCGTTTCACAGGTTTCTGTCAGCTCCGTGACGATCCCTTTCAAGTGGGCGATCTCCGTGTCCATCTGCCGGTTCCGACCGACTACGGTATCGATGTAACTCTCGGCAACCTCGTTATCCTGCGCACGTCCACCCTTTTCCTGTTCGGCAACCTCTTGCCAATGAGCTGCGGCAGCTTTAAAGTTCGTGAGCTCCTGTTCATCAATCTTGATTTTTTCCCGGAGCCTTCCGATCTCTGCGTCCTTCTCCGCAATCAAGCCCAGTTCCGCCTCAGTTATTATTTGGGCCGTCGCTTCTTCGCTCGCGTGTCCCTCCTGCTGCAACTCTGCAGGGCTCGCGTCAGCAGCTGGGGCTGGCTTCAACGCCGCTAGCGCTTCATCCTCCGCTGCCTTTTCTTTCAGGCCCCATTCCGTGAGCTTCGCGTAAAAGGGGTTGGTATTGACTCCAAGCAATTTCATGATTTTGGTCCGCGTCTCGCCAGCAGCTCGGCGGGTAAGGTACTCCTCGCGGGTAAGGGCGTCCAGTTTCATTTGCGACATCGCCTCTTCCTCCTTGTTGCGATCGATGAGCCCCCACTCCCGGAGCTGCTTGACCAGCTTGTTCTCTTCGTTGTTAAAATGCGACAGCGTAATGTCCTTGCGGTTTTTGCCTGTGATCCGCAGCTGCAGGTAAGAGTCCCTGTTCAGGGTCGGCTCCCACGGCTTTACCTGCGGGCCAGCCTTTTGAGCAAGGCGCTGTTCCAACTCCACCAGTTCTTCCGGGCTCATTCGCCCTGGTACCACTGGCCCGTTTGCTTTATTCCGAGCCTCGACCTCTTTATCCACCATCGGGACCCGCCCGCCGCTAACGCTCAGGATTTCAATTCCCATGTGTTCCCCTCCTGATGTTAACGCCCCTGCCGTTGACTCGGCGGGGGCGCTGTCATGTCTTATCTATGCAGTTAATGGTTTTTATGCGTCCGTCCAATCGGGCGCCTTATAAGGCGATTATGAAGGTCGTTAAATAGTGCCGTTTCCGATCATATTTTGAACAAGCGATTTGTACTTGTTCCATGTCGTAGAGAGCTGACTGGACGTGATGCCAAGCGAAGAAGCGATTTCCTTCCACGTTTCACCAGCCTTCTTACGAGCGAACAAAGCGGCGTAATCATGGTCCAGCCCATCGAACTGCGGCCTGTGTGTCAGGATATAATCTTCGACGTCCACCGGTGTAGCGCCCGCAGGCTGCTCCCCAGCAGATCCGGCATCGCCTTCCGTGCCGCCATCGGTTCCAGTCGTAGAGGTGCCATCTGTTTCGCCCAAAACATCGCGTCCCCAGTCACTCAGTTCGTCATTGTCGTCATCTGCATCCCCGTCCGAATGCGGGTCCCAATCCAATTCGCCCTCATCAGAGGGGGGTGCTCCGTCTTGAATGCCCTGGAGGACGCCGCCGGCGTTAATCAAATCCTCGATCGCATAGCAGCCTTCTGAATGTTCCAGACCGAGCTCGTTTTTCACGTCGTCGCCGAGGACGACCCCGGCGTCTTCGCCGTTGATATATTTTTTCGGCGTCCGCCCGGTCCCGCTGACGATCGGGAAGACATATTCGACCGTATCGCCGTCACCTTCTCCGTCACCGCCGCCCAAATTACTCCTTGCTATAACGATCTCCTTGCCGGCATACTCGTCCGCGGGCTCGGCTGTCTCAGGAGCCACAGGCGTCGCTCCAGCCTGCTCCGCCGGGCTGGTAGCAGGTGCCTGATCATTCGCCGGTTTAGCGTCGCCGAAGTCCAACTGCCTGCCAACGGATTCGACCACCCCGAATTGATCGGTCGTAATCTTCCGGCGCTCGGGACGCTCGTCTTCGTCGTCAAGGTCCATTTGCGATTGCGGATCATCGAACGATACGATCAGCTCTTTGTCCAGCGACTGCAGGTATCGTTGGTTGAAGACCATCGCGTCCTTATTGCTCATCGAAAGCTTAATCGTCGTCTTGGTCTTGTTGCTCGTAACGCCTTCGAGGGTAGTCGTAAATAGTTTTTTCATGAGGGTTCAGCTCCTTGATGTCGTTTTTTGATGATAAGCCCAGCAGAGCGCGATCGCGTCCGCAGGGTCATAAAGTCTTGTTTTGACTTCTCCGGCTTTGCCTTTCTTACCGTCCACTTTGTACAGGACAGGAATAGCGATCTGATCGAACTCCAGACCGAAACGCATCGCCATATCCAGCGCGACCGTCTCTTTGTCCGCATTTCCCCTGCCGGTCTGCATTTTAAGCTCCGACGGCCGGATCGTCTCAATCCTAATTCCCAGGTGCAGCGCAGCCAGTGTAACTACGGAGTAGGCACCGACTAAGGCAAGTACAGTTGTGGCATTTTCGAAATGCACCGGTCGCTCCAAAACAAGGATATCCGGTCGGTGCGACCGTATAAGGTTGCAAGCATCCCGGTATATCGTGTCGAGCACTTCTGGCATTTTGATTTTTGTAAAATCTCTGGACGCAAATTCAAGTAGCCTACCGTTCCGCATTGTTGCCCAGCCTGCGTAATTGGTGCCGTGATCGATACCGAGTAGCTTCAAGCTTTCCGCCTCCTTGGCCGGATCGGTACCGGCCACGGCCGCCGCAGCGTGTACACCTCGCCGACCACTTGGCCGCGGTGCTTAATCACGAGCTGGTTCCGTATCTGAAAAATCGGATCAAGCCGCTTTTTTATGCCCATTGCTTGCGGTTCCTCTCTTTCGCGGACCCGGATTTCGCCTTCGGCTGCTGTTGCTGCTCGTGGTGCGACCTGTCCAGATTCGCGAATTTATTGAAATTTTTAAGGAACGCCAGCTCGATTGTACCGACCGGACCGTTCCTCTGCTTGGCAATGATGATTTCGATGATGTTCTTCTTCTCCGACTCTTTGTCGTAGTAGTCGTCCCGGTACAGAAACGCAACGATATCCGCGTCCTGCTCGATCGAGCCGGATTCCCGAAGGTCGGACATCATCGGCCGTTTATCCTGCCGCTGCTCGACACCACGACTGAGCTGCGAAAGTGCAATGACGGGAACGTCCAGTTCTCGGGCGATCTGCTTGAGCGTCCGGGAGATATGCGAAACCTCCTCTTGCCTGTTTGACCCCCGCCCCTTTATAAGCTGCAAGTAGTCGATCACGATCAGGCCCAAACCCCGCTCCTTTTTGAGCTGTCTGCACTTGGCGCGAATGTCGTTTACAGTGATAACCGCCGAATCGTCGATGTAGATCGGCGCACCTGTGATCGTGCCGATCGCCATCGTGACCTTTTCCCAATCCTCCGGCAGCAGGTTGCCGGTCCGCATCCGGGAAGCGTCAATGTTTCCTTCAGCTGCGACCATACGACCAAATAGCTGCACAGCGCCCATTTCTAGGCTGAAGACTGCGACGCTTTCGCCGACCTTGACCCCGACGTTTTGCGCGACATTCAGCGCGAACGCCGTCTTCCCGACTGACGGCCGGGCCGCCACTATAATCAGGTCGGACCTTTGCAGTCCAGATGTTGCCTTGTCGAAGTCTTCAAAGCCGGACCGGAGCCCCGTAATGCCGCCGGCATCTTTTGTCATCGATGCCTTTTCCAAGTTTTCGAAGAATTCATGCGCAACGTCATTGAGAACGCGGAACGGCTTTTTCGTCGACTTCGCCTGCTCGGAAAGCTTGTCGGCCTTGTTTTGCATGGATGCTATGAGTTTGCCAGGATCATCCGTCCGCCATGCCTCAGCCTCAAGCCTTTGCAGCTCCTTAATCGCCTGTCTGTGCGAATCCTTTTCTTTTACGATGGCAGCATAATAGCTGATATTGGCCGCCGTCGGAACAGAGTTGGCTACTTGGCTTAAGAAACTGACCCCGCCTACCCCTTCAAGTTGTTGGCGCTCTTGCAGCTGCTCCGTCAGTGTGACCAGATCGATCGGGTCGCCTGCGTCGTAAAGCTCAAGCATGGCCGCAAAAATGTGCCGATGCTTGGCGACATAAAACTCATCGCCTCGGAGCAAATCGGCCGCAGTGTCCATAGCGACCGGATCAAGTAGCACCGCACCCAAAACGGCCCATTCGGCTTCGATATTGTGCGGAGGTATTCGTTCTTCTGGCGGTGCCGGCAGCGGCGGCATGTCATCCTCCATTGCCCAGCAACCTCGCTTTCATCTCCAAAAACTTGGGCGTAGGCGGAACTGGCGTCACCGCATACATTTCCTCAAGCATGGCCCTCGTCTCTTCTACGTTCGGGATGTACGGGCCTTCCGCAGCTTGCACCGGGCGTTCAGCCAGCACGCCGGGATGCGGCGGGAACCGGTTCTCCGGGTTGCGAATGTGCTGGTACAAGTTCCCTTCAGCCAGATCAAACGGAACGTCTTCCAGCGTCTGACGCCAGAACTCGACTTTAAAGTCGTCGTAAACGAAATTGCTATAAGCGTTCTGGATCAGCATAAAAATTTTCCTGATCTCGCTCTCTTTCACGCTCTTCGGCCTCCCTGATTTTCTGAGCTGCAAGTTCGTTTTGAAGTTGCTGCCGATTAGGCTTTCCGTCTGCATTCCCATTTCCAGCAGGAACGATAGCTTTGATCTCGCGTTGGGTCCCGCCACGACTTTTGTACCCTTGCAGGATGCCGTTGATATAGGCGAGCGACCGTTTGTTTTGCCTTACCGCTTCACGCATCGCATCGAGCAACCACTCACCGCCAAAAGTGTCAAATTGGTCATTTAAGTCCTCGACCTCCAAATCGGTGATCTTACCGTCCCTCGCAAGATGCTGTTCATAGATTCGATAGATTCGCGAAAATGAAAAATCCGTTTTGGTTGTGGATGATGAATGCTCTGTATCTTGATTAGTATTAAGTACCTCAGTATCTTCTTTATTGTTTTTAATAATGTCTTTAATAATGTCTTTAGGCGCCCCGGAAGCCGCGCCAGACAAGGGCTCATCGGGTGTCGTGTTTCCCTTTTCGGGAAACTCTTGTTTCCCTTTTTGGGAAGTTTCTGTTTCCCTTTTCGGGAAACTCCCCTCTTCGTCACTTCCCGTTTCGGGAAGATTTTCTTCCCTTTTCGGGAAGTTTTCTTTCCCGTTTTGGGAAACTTTTCGACTGAGATTTAAGGCGAGAAGCTCGTTAAATTCACCTTCATCCCACGCTTTGACCAGGCTGACATACCAGCTTTCGTAATCCTTGTTGATCTCGAAAGTCTTACTTTCACGGTCCCAAATTAAGACTCGAGAGCGCTCCAGATATTCAAGTTCAGTCTTTACTTTCGTTTCTGAAACCCCACAAAGTTGAAATTGTCTCATCCGTGGGATGTATGCATAGCGCTTCTGGCAGCCGTAGGAGAGGCGCCATACGAGAAACAAAATATCCTTTTGCCGTTTGGAAAAGTCCCGGCGGATGACTTCGTCCCATATCTCGTTGGCTATGCGTACAAACCCGTGCTCTAGTTGTGGATTCGCCATCCGCCGAGTCCCCCTATCTGACTGGAATGACCTTGACCGTGCTGGAAACCCGATGCGTCAGATGCAGCGATTGCGGCAGCCGCTTTGTTACGAGCCAGTTATGCGTTCTCAGTCCGGCTGCAGCTATCATCGTTTTTTCGCGCCTTGTGGGGCGCTTCCCATGCTTCATATCGCACGCTCCCGCTTCGTTTTTTCCTGCCACTCTTTCAGAAACCCGCAACTGCGAGCCGGAACCTCATAATGCCGGCGGCCGTGGACGAATGAAACGAATCGATCGGTCGCCTGCTCGTAATACATGCCGTTGAGCGGGGGCGGTAACGGCGCCGGCTTCCGCGAAGGAACGTCCGGCTCGATGCTGGCGAATAGATCAAGCTGTTCCACCTTCATTTTTTGCCCGCCTTCCTTGTATCCTCACATAGCACGAACGGCCGCTCTGTCCGGATTGGTTTATAGTGCGGGTATGATTTTTCAAGGTACTGAACGATGCCCTCCTTGCGCTCACCTGGCGAAGGAAGGTCCCAAATCGCTCTCGCGATCAGGACCTTCTGAGGGATTGTATCGATCATCGATCTGCCACCCGAACGACCGCCCCAGTGACCTCTTGGATCTCGCGGCGGAAGCGCTCGGCATCGCTGTTACCGTCCGATAGATGGAGCAGCCAAACCTCCCGGAGCGAACGCATGTCATTCGCCTGTAGGAACTGTTTGACGTGCTCCAAACTGAAATGGGAGGTCAGCAAGCGTCGCTTCTGCGAAGGGTGCAGTTCGCCCGCCTCCACCCGCCTGTTTACGATATCTAGCGCGTAATTACACTCGACCATCAGGTGTGTGATACCGCCGAACCGGTATCTGCAATAATACGTATCCGTCAAAAATACCAGCTTGTCGCCCGTCGGAATCGTAAGGAGGAACCCCAGCGGCTCCTCCACATCGTGCTCAACATCGAAGGGCAAAATCGTCCATGTGCCCACGGTAAACTGCCTGCGAGACTCGATTGTCCGCAGCCGGTGACCGGCAAGCCCGATTGCGGCCGCCGTCCCGGCACTGGTGTAAACCGGGACGCCCACGTGCATGATGTCTTTGGCCGCTTTGCTATGATCGCCGTGTTCGTGGCTGATCAAGCAGCCGGCCAGCTGCGTTACCTTAAAATCAAGCGCCCGCTGAATTTCTCGGTAAGGTAGGCCCGCCTCGATCAATAGCGTCGTAAATCCGTCCGATACCCGGTAAGCGTTGCCGGCGCTGCTGCTGGCGATTGGATGGATCTCGATCATTAGAAATTGAGCTCCATCTCGTCAATGCTTGGCTTTTCGGTGTCCTCGCGGGCTTTATCTGGCGCTTGGTTGCCCTGTTTAGTACCCACCTTTGTTTCTTGTGTTCCCGAGGTATCCTGCGAAACATGCTCCGCCGCCGGTGTTACATCGATCCTTTCACGATTCGCATTTTCAGCGATTTCCTCTTCCAGCTCAGCCTCAGCGATAACATCATCCTGATGGTGGAAATGCTTCAAAATCAGGCTTCCGTCGTCTGACGTGTTCATGTAAGCTTTACAGGTCCGATTAATGACCGTCCGTTTCGCCATTTCCCCAGGAAACTCTTGGTGCGTACTGCCCTCTTTATCTGGGTTTTGCTTCGATTTCTTCCAACTCGCTTGAATTTCATCCCACGTCATGATTTCGGTGAACATCCGGCCGTCTGCCCATGAAATGGTACAGTATGCACCAATAATGCTTTTGTTATTGATGTTGCTGAATTTAGTTTTATGAGTCAGATTTTCCACACGACCATTCCGGATCTCGTAGTCCACATCATCCCCTTCAAAGATCAATCGGGGATCGATATCCTGCGCACCAGTAACTCGCTTGGTAACTGCCATTGTGCCGAAATAGGAGCGCATGAACGTGAGCGTTTTGCCGTAAACGATGAAATAGCCTTGCTTTTTAACAGGGTTGAGCCCTTGAACGGCCATGTCCAAAAGTGCATTAGCGACGCTATCCTTCGTACAGACTTCCAAGGCTGGCTTTTGATTCCGATCCATGACAGTCTGGATGGTCAGCCATGCGCTTTTCAAGGCATTTTCAGGGCTGTAGTTCGCCGGAAAGTGAATCTCGCCGCGTTCCTGGAACGCATGAATCTTACTGGCCACCAGATCAACGATGCTTTTCTTCGGCGCTGCTGCTACAACTGCATTTTGGGTCATTCTTCTTCCTCCTTGTCTTCGTAAACAAAGCGAACCTTCTTGCCGCGGTGTTCTTTCAGAAAAGATTCCAACAGACTGGCGAAATCAGAAGGTCCCAGTAAATCGCGTTCCAAAATCGCATCTTCCGGACATTCACACAGCGGACCGGCGGACATCCATTCTTGCCCATCGATGAACAGCGTCTCTGTTCGGGCGCCCGCATAACGGTCTTGGCCGGTCACAACCTTGACTTCGACAATGCCGCTATCCCCGTTCATGCGATCACCTCGTTATCCACGACGAGCAGATCGTCTTCACCTGTACCGGCAGCCTCAACGCGCAATTGCTTATTCTGTTTGGTCCAGTGCTTCTTTGCCTCTTGAATTCCGCCGTGCATGGCAATGAGGCTTTCCTGTGCTTCTTGTGGCAGGTTGTCAAATGCCGGAGGAACGATCAGACGAATGACCTGGGCATCCGTCTCGGCCAGCTGCGTCACAGCTTCGGCGTTATCCACGAAAATCGGAGCCGAAACGCCGTAGTGCTGGCTAAGCGTATTGATAATGTCGATCCCGATGTTTATCCGAGCCGCGTTATTAAGGCCCTTGTCGTACGGGACGCCGTTGTATAGCGTCTCGCAGCAATCTTTCAAGCCGCCATTGATCTGGTCCTCGAACAGCCGGAACCGAGCGAACCTGAATTTGCTGTCAATCCGTGTTTGAAGCAGATTGACTTTGGTCCGGACAAACTCCTCGGTCAAAAAGAGTTCATGCTGCAGCTGCTCGTACTCGGCGGAAAGCTTGGATTCCTGCTGCTCCAGCTCCGTTATCCGCCCCTGCTGCTTGCGGACTTGGTTGAACTTGGCCTTGTCCGCCTCGAGCGTGCTGATCTCTCGCTGAAGCTCCAATATTGCCTGCTCAACCCCTGCTGTCGCCTGTTGGCTGCTGGCGCGCAGATCGGCGATCTCGGCCCGAACGCGCTCCGCTTCTTTCTGGAGACGAACGTAGTCCGGATCGATGGCGGGGTCTTGGATGCCGGCGCGCAGCCGCTCCAGTTCAGCGTCGGCAGCGGTCACCTGCGTTTCCAACGGCAACAGATCGGCCTTGGCTGCTTCGATAAGCATGCGATGACGGTCATTCTCTGCCGCCAACTGTATGGCTTCCGCTTTCTTCGCCTGTCCGTTACGCTGGATCGCCTCCAATTGCTCCGCTTTAGACCGATTGAACGCGGCGAGAGCCTTGTCGTGGGCCTCTTTACGGCGATCTTCCGGAAGCAGTTGACCACATGCGGGGCAATTGTCGACTGCATCGTGGGCATGGAAATACTCCATAGCTTTGATCTGCGTAAACTCTTCCCGGAGTCGCGCCATACTCTTTTCCAGCTCCTCAATGGTCTGGAAGTTGTATCGAATACGGTTATCGCTGTCATCGATCGTACGGCGCAGCCGATCAATGTCCTGATGAAGTTGAGCGGTTATCCCTCGCTGCTGGGCGACGGCATCCAAAGCAGCCGTTTGCAAGCGGTTCTTGATCGCCAGGACCTCGGCCTCAATCTCCCGCAGCCGCAGCTCTTTTGCTGCAACCTCGCCGCCGTCCTTGATCCGAGCCAAAGCCGAGTTTTTTTCAGCGATCCGCCCTCGGAGGGCTTCGATATCCTCCTGTAGCAGTTCTTCGCTCAGCTCTGCGACGTCCGGCATGCCCCGCTGAGCTTCGCTGACGCGGACCGGAATGTCCTTGATCTCCTGATTGATTCGCTTCATTTTCTCGGCAAGCGAAGCTTTATGCTTGTCGATATCCCGTTCCCGCAGGGCAGTTTCCAGTGGAGCTAACTCCGGTTTGCTATGGATAACCTCCGCGTCCGTCACTCCACCGCAGACCTCCAGCAGCAGCTTACGGCGGGCCTTCCAGTCGAAATGCTTCTCGTCGTTGAAATAGCCCGGATTAGTCAGGAGTTTGAAAAGCTCCTCCGGGATGAGTGCGGCGACTTCAGCGTCATATTCCCGTTTGCCAACCGGAACGTCATCTACGAAATAAGCTGTTTCGTGCCCCTCGAACGTTTCCCGCAGCGCGCCGCGCTTCTTGGTCCATTTCTCTGAGAAGACCCGTCGGAAGATCCGGCGCCGGCCGTCGACGATCAGCACGCCTTCGACCTCGTGCTCCAACCTGTGCTTCCGGACCCGGCCGGCTAAGTCAAGTTCTTTAATTTCGAAATTGGCGTTGTTCGCGCTGTCCTTGCCGAACAGCTTCCACGTAAACCCGTCAAACAAAGTCGTCTTACAAGTGGCGTTATCGCCATAAATATCGAGGCTTCCGCCGTTCGCTGCAAGGACGAACTCGCGGAGCCCCTTGAAATTGCGGAACGTCAGGCGCTCCAAAACGATTTTTTTCATACGGCCACCCTGAGCAGATCGGCTACCGCGCGATAAGCTTTAAGCTGAACATGAAGTCGTTCCAGCCGGGAAGCGGCGTTTTTCAAGTTCATCTCGGCATCGGCAAACTCGTCACGCTCGTTTTTAGTGAATGAGCGCACTTGTGCCGCTCGAGTTTCAGCGTTTTTCCCATCAATAAAGCCGATTTTATCGAGTAGAAGTGAATCCTCCTTCCATTGCAGCAGTTCCTTTGCTGTCACCAGCCGGGCATGTGCCTGCAGAACGTTATCCTCGGCCGCCCCGATTTCGGTCGGCAGCGCGATTAATCTTTCGACAAGCTGTGCTTTGGTAAGTGTGGTCATAGGTGCCTCCTTGTCGCCCCCATGAATCCGTGCTATCATGGGGGCATCCATATGTTTTGAAGTGACCCGCTGGCAGGCGGGTTATTTCCGTTTATCAGACCGTAAGCCGGTTACATCGCGGCCGCCTCCCCTAATTCGATTGATGCGTCAGCCGCATCGTCCGGAGCCCGAGAGCCATGCGCGCATGCTTGGAGTCGTCAAGGACTCTCTCTCGTCTGGCCCCCGACGACAGGGCTGATGCCTGTCGTTATGTTCAGCCCGAAGGCCGATTGTCAAAGAGCAGTGCGGTAACCCGCGAGCAGTATCATCACGACACGGCTTTCGTCCGCTCCCGCTGCGGACTCATCAGGCGGTTATATGATGCCGGCTGCCTGGGCGATCGCCCTTGCTGCTTCTCGGCTGACGAGCTTACCGTTGAAATAAATCAGGTCTTCCGTGCTCCCTGTGAAAATGCATGCCGGTTGGTACTTCTTGAGCATGATGCGCTCGCCGTCTACATAGATTTCCAGAGCATCCTTCTCGACGATCCCGAGCGTCCTCCGCAACTCCATCGGAATAACTACCCGTCCCAGCTCGTCGACCTTACGCACGATTCCAGTGGCCTTCATATCCACATATCCCCCTTGCCCAAAGTTCGCCATTGCGATATACTGGGCCTAATTAGATTGCCTTGCTTTTCGAGCAGCCGCCCCGCCAGGCGGCTTCTTTCATTTTCCGTTTCTTCGAAAACCAGCAATTCAGCCTCAAGTTGCATGATCTCGCCATCCAGCCAATCCATTGCCGCAGGCAGTACTGCCGCATTAAACCAACCCGGCCGGTAAGTCATCGCTGCCCGTATCGACTCCAACTCGCTCAATCTTCGCGCGGCCTCGCACACCTCAGATAATTCTTGCAACATCATGGTAACCGCCTCCCTATAAAACTAAATGGCCATGCTCCGTTAGGATGAAGACTTCCATCAGAAGCCCCAGTTCCTTGCGGGTTTTGTACCGGTACTCCCATTCCCGCCGAACCAACCGTAGCCCCTCGACCGTGAGCGAGAGCCCGCCGTCGTCGAGAACAAGCAGCCCTTTTTCGATCAAGTCGCGTTTGCGGCGCTGAATTTCGGCTTCGTAATCATATTCCAGCTGCAGCGCGGCATCCCCCAAGATCATCACCGCCTTCCACGAAAGTTCCGTTCGCTACCGCCTCCACCGCTTTTAGCGCGGATGCGAGCTGGTCCGGATGCCTGTCGACTTCCCAAAATTTCTGGACTGCGGTGATTGCCCCCGCTTCACTGATCCGCTTGCAGATCGACACATCCACACCGCAGCCGCTTTGCGCCCAAACGCTGACTATGTAGGGCGCTTTACGATCAATGGCTGTTGTGAGATTCAACAACTTTGCTATTCCGTTCATGACCTTCTCCCTTCCATCAGCGCCTCGATCCGGGCGCAAATTTCGTACTGCCATCCCGTATCGCCAACGTATGATGCTTGGAGCGACAGTTCGTACAAATCTTCCAGCCGCTCCACCAACCGGGCATTCGCCCTCATACAATGCTGCAAGTCCTGCTGATCCCGCTCCGGCAGCTGCCCGTAGCCGCCGAGTTTGTTTGCTGAGACGTGTATTTCGTACAATCTTCGATGTATGGGGTGGATTTTCATTTGGACCATCCCCTCTGTCTTATTGAGCCGCTTTACTAACATTATCCTGACTATCAGCCTTCCTTTGGGCGGCACGTATTTGCAGAGCAATACTTTCCAATAATTCATAACTTAGTTGACTTGATCTCAGAATTGCCTTCATCACCTCCCTCCTTTCCGACTTACGCATTACGTAAGTTCGGACTAAAAAAAATTTCCCCTGCATGTTCAGGCGGTATTTCCAGTACTGAAACCAGCTTTCGCATCGCTTCGGCAGATGGCTGAATCTCCCCTCGTAGCACCTGTGATAGTGTATTCCTGTTGACCCCAGTAAGGGAAGAAAGCTGAATGGTAGTGGAGATTCCTTTTTCGACCATCATCTTCTTGAGCGCCTTAGTATCTGTTCTGTAAATGATCTGCATCGTTTCCCCTCCTTCAACTTACGTATTGCGTAAGTCGATATTAGCATCACGAATGCCAGTTCGTCAATACACATTGCGTAAGTTTTTTTATTGGATGCACAAATTTTATTGCATATTGCGTAAGTCGGTGTTATTATAGCCTCATAGAAAGGTGGTTAAATAATGTCAACATTAAACGATCGAATTAAACAACGGAGAATGGCAATGAATTTAACCTTATTAGACGTCGCTACGCATCTTGGAGTCAAAGAAGCAACGGCTCAACGATATGAAAGCGGTGATATAAAAAATATAAAGCATGAAACGATAGTAAGTTTATCAGAACTATTCAAATGCTCACCAGCATACCTTATGGGCTGGACAGATGATGTGGAAGCTCCTTCAACTAAACCACAAGTTCAAACAGTTCTCTCGGATGATATTTTGAAATTGATTAAGAAGTTCAACGCTCTCGATGAAAAGGGGAAGCATACTGTAAAAACCGTTTTGGAAATGGAATATTTCCGAGTATCTAAACCAAATCCACCGCTTGAGGTCATTGCAGCTCATAATGATGATCATTCGAAAGAGCAGCTTGAACTTATGAAACAAGATTTGGAGGACCTCTAAGACGGGAGATGGCGCGATGGCACCTTACGATTTATTGATTGAACAAGCGTTAGGTTACGGACTGGTTGTTAAAGAAAAGACTTTCTTGTCCAACGCAAAAGGACTGATAAAAGGGAGTAAAATTGGTATCAGTAAAGAAATGAGCACAGTCGAGAAAGCATGTACTCTTGCTGAAGAAATAGCCCATTATCTTCTTTCTGTTGGGAATATCCTAGATCAGACAGACATACGAAACAGAAAACAGGAGCTAATTGCGAGACAATGGGCCTACCAGTGTATGATTCCACTGGATCGAATTGTACAAGCTTATAAAAAACGAATTACAGGAAGATATGATTTAGCTGAATTTTTAGGAGTAACGGAAGAGTTTTTGCAAAATGCTATCGATCGGTACACTAGCAAGTATGGTATTTATGTAAATGTGGACGAGCAGTATACGATTCGATTCGACCCGCTTGGCGTAGTAGAAATGTTTCCATAAAATCCATGAAATCTTGCGCTTCCCAGCCGCAAGGCTGTTTATCATACCCTAAAATGCGAACATATATTCTTGTTGAGGTGATGATCAGAATGAAAGTGGCTATCTACATCAGAGTTGCAACCATTGAACAGACTGCCGAAGGCCAGAGAAATTTACTTATGGAACATGCAAGAACACTCGGATGGGAAGTTAAAAAAGTTTACGAAGATATCGCTTCCGCCCGCGATATGTTTTCTCGCCGAGCTTTGCAAAACTTGATCTTGGATACTGAATCAGCTTCCAGAGACTTCGATGCTGTGTTAGTCCACGGTGTTGATCGACTTACACGTGATTCAAGAGACCTCTTTTCGCTATTGGAAACATTCAGGAACAGTGCTATGAAATTAATAACGCCAAGGGGTGAAATCAAATGCGAGCTGCCATTTATACTCGGGTAAGCACTGCCATGCAGGCGGAAGAAGGCTTTAGTTTGGAAGCGCAAGAGGAAATACTCTTACAAACCATTGAGCGTAAAGGTCTTCAGTTATATCGTGTTTATACCGACCCTGGGGTGAGCGGTAAAACATTTAAACGTAAGGGCGTACAGGAAATGATTAAAGACATGAAAGCGAAGCGATTCGAAGCATTACTCATTCATAAACTTGATCGGTTGAGTAGGAACATGGGGGACATTATCGCCTTTATCGATATGGTTAATAAACTCGATATCCGCTTAATCATTGCTGCACAAGGGCAAGATGAGATAGATACCAAGTCTCCAATGGGAAAAGCTTTCCTTCAAATAAACGGCATTTTCGCAGAATTATATATTAACAATTTACGGGAAGAAACGTTAAAGGGGTTAGAAAAGAAAGCCAAGAACGGGGGCAGACATATGTCACGGCCACCTCTCGGCTATATGTTTGAAGAGGTGGGTACAAAATGACAGATGAACTGCTGGTCGACGAAACTCGAAAGCTAATTATTGTCGACGAAGAAGCTCAGCTAGTTCGTGAGGTTTTCGACCTATACACCGAATCGTTTTGGGGTGTCACGAAAATCGCGAAGCATATGAATACGAAGTCAACAACAAAGGAAGGCGGGAAATGGGACAACAAATCAGTAAGAAATGTTCTGACAAACCCAACTTATGCCGGTTATAATCACTTTAAGCCTGCAGACTGGCCAGAGGAACAACGAATTATTAAACCAGGGAAGCATCAAGCCATAATAAGTAAAGAGCAGTTTGAAAAGGCCAAATCTTTTAGAAAACGTCGGGCCGAAGGTCACATGTCCCGCCGGTCATTCGATTACCCATACAGCGGAGTAATAAAGTGTGGGCTTTGCGGAGCAACATATACAGGGAATACCGCAGTCCACAGCGGGAAGAAGTATCAGAGTTACCGCTGTCTGAATCAATATGCTAAAGGTACCTGCACAAGCCCGAGTATCTCTGAAAGTATACTTACCGCCTTGATATGGCAACATATCGAAGTAGTTGAAGATGGGTTCCAAAAGCCAAAGCCCAAAACAACACGGCTTAAAATAAATCTGGAAAAGGAATTGGCCATCAGCCAAAAACGCCGCCGAAACTGGATGATGGCGTTAGGGGACGGTAAACTTTCCGGAGACGATTATGCCTCATTGATGGATGAAGAAGATGCTCGCATCAATAAGCTGCGGAAGGAAGCAGAACCAGAACCTGAACAGCAGATTCCATTTGAAGAAGTACGAAAAGCATTTAATGGCTTAAAAGAAAATTGGAATGATCTCGACTCCGAAACACAAAAGCAAGTTATTCAATCCCTCTTCCGGAAAATCACTATAAAAAAATCAGACGATTGGCATATCGTCGATATGCTGACCGTCTGA